GACGACGAGGATGGCGAGGATGACGATTGGGAGGGCAGCGGGGATGACGATGAGGATGTGTCCGACGAGGACGTAGAGTCGGCCGCTGAGGACCTTTGGGGCGATGAGGGTGACGACACCGTGGGCGACAAGCGCACCAAGGACGGTGGCAGGACCAAGAAGCCGGTCAAGAAGTCCCTGGCCGACTACGTCGACGACGAGTTTGCGGATGACGAGGACCTGGAAGACGTCGTCGACGGAAACGAGGTCATGGAACGGATGCTGAAGGCCTTCGACGCCTCCCAGAGGGCACGCGAGAAGGAGGTCGCCTTCGGGCTGGCGGACGTCAGGAAGTCGCTGGAGGAGATCAAGGAAGCGCTCGGCCAGTTCGGCCGCATGCCGGCCGGACGCGCACTGCCCAGCAAGCCCCGGAAGGGCCCGCTGGACGGCGACGTGGGCCCCGACATCGAGAAGGTCCAGAAGAGCGTCTTCGCCCTCCAGGAGCAGGGAGCTATCGACGGCGACGACGCGCTGGCGATCCTCGACGCCGCCGAACGCGGCGGGCCAGCGTGGGAACACTGGAAGGGCATCCTGGCCGAGGCCGAGGCCGAGGCCGCCTAGACCCCAGACGACAGCAGGAATACACTCAGCGAAGCCACCCCGGATTGGGGTGGCTTCGCTGCTTTTGGAGGGCTGGAAATGAGCGCACTTGCCCGTGCAGTCAAGTACCCCGTCAGGATCATCAAGAGCCAGCAGTGGAAGGGCTACGAGAGGATCGCGCCCCTCGTGAGCATGGTCGAAGGCCCCGAGACGCTCAAGGGCGCAGGTCTCGACGCCGAAGGGCCAGAGCCCCTCGCCAAGTCGATCTTCACCGCCGGCACGGGCGTCGACGCCGCCAGCTTCACCGGCGGCCGCGCCACTCAGTACGAGAGTCTGGACAGCAAGCTGCAGTCCATCACCCTCACCGAGGAGGACTGTCGCTTCTGGCAGCTACTGAACAAGGTGCCGGTTCACTCCACGATTGACCAGTTCAACCGGCACACGTCGCGCGGCAACGAGTGGGGGTCCGCCAAGGCTGAGTACGGCAACCCCCAGTACCAGATACAGGCCATCGCCCGCGCGTATATGGAGATGGCCCACTACAAGGAGCTGCGCCAGATCTCCGACGTCTCCATGATGGTCAACATGCAGGTCAACCCCGCCTTGCAGCAAGAGCAGGACGGGATGATAAACATCCTGCACAAACTGAGCAAGCACCTGTTCTGGAACGTCCGCGCGGCACTCCCCACGGGCGTCAACGGCTTTTGGGCTCAGGTGATTGCTCCGAGTGAGCCGAACATCGTTGACCTCGGCGGCGACATCCTCGACAGCCAGCAGCCTATCCACCAGCTTGCGGCGCGGATGCGCAACCGCGGCGGGCGCATGACGCACCTGGTGATGAACCCCCTCCTGCAGGAGGACTTCAACTCCCTCTTCGAGAACGCGCAGCGCGTCTCGCTGCCGGTGGCCGCAGAGCGCATGTACGCAGGTGGCTACTTCGGCGGAATGCGAACGGCCTTTGGCACAATCGACTTCGAGAGCGATCCGTTCAACGAGGTCGGCTGGCCGTACCCCACGGTTGCCCAGGGCTTTTCAGACCGTCCGGGAGCCCCTACGCTGACGAGCGCGACGGCCGGCAGCAGTGGCGGAACAATCCCCACCGGGACCTACTACTACCGCGTCACGGCTATCAACGCCGACGGCGAGAGCATCTCGGACGTCAGCAACCCCGTGAGCGTCACCCTCGGCCAGACGGTCACCCTCGTCATCACCCCCAACGGAGCCGGTGAAGACGCTACCGGCTATCGCATCTACCGCTCCGCCAAGGACGGAGTGGCCACCGACTGCCGCTACCTGTGGGTAGCCGCCGACAGCGGCAAGGCAACCACGAGCTTCGTCGACGACGGCACATGGGTCCCCGGCACCGCCCACATCGCGGTCGCCGACATGCGCCAGCAGGCCACCACGATGCAGTGGTCTCAGCTCCAGCCGGCGGCCAAGAAAAACCTGGCCCCCCTAGGGGACTGGGAGTGGTTCCTGATCGTGCTGCGCGGCGTGTTCCGGATGGCAAAGCCCGAGTGGAACGGCATCATTCGCAACGTCTTGCCCTCAGTCGTGCTCGACGAGGGCTGGGACCCGCTGGGGCTCCACGCCGCGTAGTAACACTCGGCCGATCTACCATCTCGGGGGCTCCCATCGTGGAGCCCCCCGCCCCTTCATAGGGAGGGCTGAGACGTGAGCGACACACTGAGCACCAGAGATATCAGGTCCCTGAACAAGATGAACCCGGCGTCTCGTCGCACGGAACTGGGCACCAGACTCAACGCCGCCCTGGAGGGCGCCGGAGTGTTCTCGGGCGTCGTCACCAGCGGCAAGACCGCCACTGCCAAGCGGTTCACCGAGATAGTCGCAGCCGGCACCGTGGAGGACGCCGGGAACGGCGACGTTGCCGTGGGGGTACCCGTCGCTTCCCGCACGGCCGGGCAGACTGCTCAGATCATGACGAAGGGCAAGTGCACGCTGGACGCCCAGGTAGGCTTCCCCGCGGGGGACTTTGTGCGCTCCGGGACCGACGGCAAGGCGATCAACGTGTGTCTGTCGTCCCTGGTCACCGTGTTGACCGGCACCGGCGCCAACTTCGGAAACCAGCCGGCCAGCGACACGGTGGACGTGGTGAGTAACAGCGCCCTTGATGACGATGGCCCTGTCGTTACCGTCTACGGCACGGCGGCCGACGACAGCTTCTTGAGCGAGGAATACGCTCTGAACGGCACCAGTGCCGTTGAGGGCACAGAGACATTCAAGAATGTCTGCGGGGTCATCATCAAGGGCGTCACCGCCGGGACGGTGACCGTCAAGGAGCACTCCGGTGGCGCAACCATCACGACCATCACGGCAGGCACGAACAAGACCGCCGGCGTGCTAACCCCGGCCCGCACGGGAGGTAGTGCGTTCAACCAGGACCTGGGGATCAACACCGACAACACTGAGCAAGTGCTGGTGTTCGGTATTGACCCCGATGGTGATGCCCAGACGACCGTTGTCACTGGTACCAGCGGCACGGATACCGTCGGCGACACCTACGGCAGTATCACCTACATCATGGTTGGTGACTGCGCGGCAGCGACACGTGCGCTGACCGCCACTGCCGAATCGGCCCATCTTGCCTGGGGCGTCGCTGCCGAGGTTGCGGTTGCCGGCCAGGAAGTCGATGTCGTGGCGAGGTGATGCACATGAAGCGCGTGAGGTCCCCAAAGTGGGCCGGACAGCGCATGGTAGTCAACGACGCCCTGGTGCAGTTCGATGCCAAGGGCGTCTGCATTGGGGTCGTCCGCTACGGCGGCGGCCCGCTGTTGTCGACGCCGGAGCCGCTGCGCGACGAGGACATTGGGGTGCTGGGGCAGTTGCAGGGGGTTGCGGTGGACGAACTGCTGCCCCCTGAGCCAGACCTATCTGGCATCCATCCGACCGGCGGCGCCGTGGCGTCTACCGAGCCCGTGGTTCAGGTCATCGTTCATCCCGGCTCTGTGGCCGAACCCGAACCCGCTGTAGTGCAGGAACCCCCAGCGGACGATGCCGACGACCACGACGACCACGACGATCCAGAGCCCGTGGCCGAGGGGAAGCCAGCCAAGCGCCGCCCGGGCCGGCCCAAGAAGACGCCACAGGCGGAGGACTAGACGATGGAACTCGTCACCACGGATGACCTGCGCAAGGCGGCCTTCTCACTGATGCCCTACATCGCGTCTGTCATGCCCAATGCGGCCGACCAGCAGGTCCTCCTGCAGGGTTCTCTAGACGCATCCATGATTGAACTTGAGGAAGAACTTGAGACCTTCTTCGCTCAACGGGTCATCCGCCAAACGACACCCGCCGACGGCGATGTCTACGACGTCGTTGAGGCCCCACACAACTATCACTCGGGCTCGCTGGCCGGAGGGCGCCTGCCGTCCTACACACTCCGCCGGCGACCCGTGGTGAGCATCCAGCACGTCTACCTGCAGTTCAACGACGCAAACCGCGTGCTGGAGATACCGCAGACGTGGTGGAAGGTCAACTACCGCTTCGGCTGGTTCACATTCCTGCCTCTGGGAAGCGCCCAGTTCGCCGCCGAGGGTGCTAGCTGGTTCCTGCCGCTCCTCGGCGGCCGCATGAACCAACTCGACCTCCCACACTTCGTGGCCTTCGACTACACCGCCGGCTGGTACGACCCCGAGGGCACGGGACTACCGCGCGAGGCCCCCAAGCTGCGCGAGGGCATCCTCCACGCGGCGCGTCTACACCTGTGCAAGGAAGCCATGGGCATCGTCCCCACGTCTAGCTCCGCCGGAGGTGTGAGCCAGAGCTTCACCGCCATCGAGAAGCAGATCGAGGTCCTTGACAAGGACCTCCAAGCGTTCCGTGACTGGTGGAACAGGCACTACCGGCCGCCGCGGGTGGTGATGCTCTAGGTGTTCAACCCCGCGGCTTTTGCTATCAACATGGCTCAACTAGGCGAGGAACTGGAGTGGTGGCGGGCAGACCCCTGCTCCTGCTACGATCCGGCCACGAACTACGACGCCCAAGAGGGGTGCACGGCCTGCGACCACGGGTACGTGTACCGCCGGCAACGCGGCGACGAGACCCTGAAGGGCATCGTCAGCGAGGTCCGCCGTGAGTACCTGCACGCCGACTTCGGCATGCTCCAAGTCGGCGACATCCTCCTGCAGACCATCGCGCCCGACTTCCAGCCGGGCCTTTGGGACCGCATCGTCTTGCTCGCGAGAGTGGAAGAGCAGGTCACACGCTGCCAAGTCGGTGTCCGTGACACCCTCACAAACGCCGGGACCGTCAGCGAGATCGTGACGGTCACCGACAGCACCGCTGAATACGCGCCGGGCCAGGACTACGACTTCGACACCGAGACCAATGCCATCGAGTGGATCGACGGCGGAAGCGCCCCCACGGGCGTCTATGCCGTGCGTTTCCGCCAGCATCCCCGCTACCTGTATGTCGGCGCCCCCGTTTCCGGAGGAAGGCCGACGCTGCTTGCTCAGGGGCTATCGCCGGTGTTCGGCCAGCTAGTGCGTGAGCGAGGAGGCCGCTAGTGCGAAGGCAGAAGATCGACACCACAGGCCTGTGGACCTTCGCCGACGTCAGCCACCCGGTCTACACGCGCCCGCCGGAGGCGACGGACTGGGAGTTCGGGGACAAGCGGTTCTCGGCCCCAGACTACATCCTGCCAAAGACCCCGAAGGGCGAGAAGAAGAGGACATTCCCGGCGACGGAGAGCCTGCGCATGGACATGGTCGGATCGCCGAGCGTGACGGTCTACCAGCACAGCGCGTCGCAGAACACCGTGCAGATGGTGCGGCTCAACACGCAGTACATGAACGAATTGGACCTGGACGAGATCAGGCCCATCGTGCGGCTCTGGTGGGAGCTCTTGCGAGCCATGTCGCAGGGGACGCTGGATACCAAGGACCTGCGCAAGGCCGACAACCCCTACGGCTATGGCCCTCCTCCCAGCAAGATCAAGAACATGAAGAAGCACGGAAAGCTGCCGCCCGCCCGCACGTGGGAGCTACTCAAGTACCCGCGGCGCATCCCCACGCAAGCCAAGCGACACTTCCCAGGCATCAGGGGCAGCGTCGCCAACCGCGACATCATCAACAGCCAGACGGGAGCACTCTACAGGGAATGGCGACACACAATCGTCCGCCGTCGTGACGGCGTGACGCTTCTCTTCTGGAACCAAGCGAAGGCCGAGAACGGCGCGCCCTACCCGTGGTTCCTCTTCCATGGGACGATCTACATGCAGGCCCACGGCCCGTGGGGCGTTGTGGCGCAGAGGCTCCTCGGTCGCCTGCATGCCGCGTGGATGAAGGCTGTGCGCGAAGCACATCAGCGAACGATCCGCAAGGCGCAGGCATTGGCAATGGTCGTCGGTGAGGAAGCCGCGGCCATGACAGAGACGCAGGTTCTGGAGGCGATGATCTGAATGGCCGGCACCGTCACCGTTGAGGAAGTCCTGGCCAACGCCAACGGCAACACCGGCCGCATCAGGCTAGTCATCGACGCCATGCTCAGGGCACTGCAGACCAACCTGCCGGCGGTACTGGCGCATTGCGGGCTGCCGGCCATCAACGGCTACTTCTGGGCGGGGGAGATCATCGGCGAAGACAACTTTCCGGCCATCTCCGTGGCGGGATCCACAACCAAGGAAGCCCACGGCACGGGCTACACGAACCGCACGCACCTGGTGTGCGCGTGCGTGTTCCCCCTGCCCATCAGCCGCCGTGACTGGCAAGTGTCGGCCGACGTCGCCGACCTCATCACGGCGGTCATGTTCTGCCCGACGTTCCGGGGCCCCTACTGCGAGGCCGAGGCAGACCCGCACGCCTGGCACGCGCTGATTCCCCGGGGGCCACAGCCACTACCGCCAAGCCCGGACCGTGACTATGGGGGGATGGCGGCCCACTTCGAGGCCGTCCAGCACGCGGCCGGACCGAACACGAACCCCTACTGGAGCTGATAGACCATGGGACTGCTACCCGCCGCCACCCTAGAGGCGGTAACAGACAAGCTCGTTGGTCGTGCGGAGGCGGCGGTTGCCACCCCGGGCGCCAACATGCTGCACAGCAACGCCGAGACCGGGCTGTGGCAATACCTGGATGCAAACAGCGAGGACCCAGAACTGCAGGCGGCACTACTCGCCCAGGCCTCCGCCTGTGACCGACTGGCGCTCGCCCGCAACTATGCGGGCTACCTGCAGAGGGCACTTGACCAGACAACCTGGAAGGCGCTGTTCACGGCCATCGACAGCTACGTCCGCAGCGAAGCCGGGGGCGGCTACGCCTCCCTCGCCGCCTACCTCGCAAGCTCGGGGGCAATGCTGCATCCCCTGACGGCGGAGATCGCGCGCCTGGCGTTGGGGGCAAGCGTCTTCGTCAACGGGACATCCGTCGTCGGTGCCATGCACCCGGCGATGGAGACCGTGGCTTTCGACCGCGTGTACACAGGCGCGCAGGGGAGCCTCACAGATGACACCACCGACGCCGGGGACGTGGGGACGGCCGACGTCGCGTTGCTCGCTGCGGATAACGACGTGCTCGCCGTCTGCAGCCGTAGCCGCTTTGATAGGGTATTGCTCGACCTCAGCACGCCGGCAAGCGTAGACGTTGGCCTCCATGGCTACTACTGGAACGGCTCGGCGTGGACGGAGCTGACGCTCACCGACGCGACCGACGGCCTTAGCGCCAACGGCGGTGTGATCTCCTGGACGCTCCCCGCCGACTGGGTGCCCAGCAACCATGACATGCAGGTGACGCCTGCACTCCTCAATGGCGACGCCGAGGAGGAGCTCTACACGGTGATCTTCCAGCGCACCACCGACACCGTGGAGACACCTCCGGTGGCGACGTGGCTGCAGATGGTCCCCGAGGCGGTGCTCGGCGCCGACGGCAAGCTCTTCGGTATCGCCCAGCCGCCTTTGGCCATCGTGACCATCACGGACACCAATGAGTGCGAGGTCGAGGTCGTCCAGGCCCCTGAGTACAGCAAGTGGCTGTGCCCGGGGACTGCCAACAATGGCCTGAAGCTCGTGGCCCTGACGGCCATCGACGCCAATGTGACCTTCACGCTCGGCTACACCGACCAGGCGGGCAACGCGGCGACGAAGGCCCAGTCGGCATGGTCATCCATCGCCGCCGGCGACGAGTTCAACCTCGTGCTAGACACAGGTGACACAGGGCTTCAGTCGGTGGCGGCCGCCACCTGCGCGGTGACCACCACGGCGACGTCCGGGGTGTTCGCCATCGTCTACAGCGACTACGAGAGGGCGATCGGCAGCAAGTAGCCGCTCGCGTGAGGTGAGATCATGGCACTCTATCCGACGCCGAACTACGTCATCGGCCACATGGGGTACGTGGGGTTCGCGCAGTATGCGGGCTCCAGGGTCGTCGGCCCCGCAACCATCACCGACCCGTCACCCTACGCCGGTGCCTGCACCACATTGGGGCCAGCCCCCTACCCTCGCTGGCAAGAGAACCAGAACATGCAGCCCGTGGATGGATCAGCCTCGGGCGGCATGCACCTGGCCATCGCGCCGGGAGGTGCCAGGGAATTCACAATCGGCACCACCGTGGAAGTAGCGGACGGGACGTACTTCGACGATACGTATCACAACATCGTCCGCAACCGCGTCAACCCCGACGCCAGTGGCCTGTATGCCGGCCTCGGCCTGTCGAACATAATCTGGGGTGTCGACTCTCGGTACGCCTCCTCGGACTTTGAGTACCAGGGCATCGACAGCCTTGTCCAGAGCTTCGGTCTCACGTTCGCGGAGGGCAGGCCGGTGCAGGTGGCCCTTGAGTGGTACCCCATCTGCATCATCGAGGCGGCAGCGGGGCGGACGGCATCGGCGCCCGCAGGTGACGTGCTGCACTGGGTGCACAGCTCGTTCAACATCGGGGGCGTAGACTACCACAACATCCTCAGCAGCGTGCGCCTGCAGCACACCAACAACCTCCTCCGCACCGGCCAGAGACAGCAGCTTGTGAGTGGCGGCGCCGAACTGGACATCAGCCGCACCAACTACGACATCAAGCCCGGCATCGAGAACACCAGCGTCTCCTTCGAGTTCAACGCCAAGGCCCCCGCACATGTGCGCGGCATCCTGGACTGGGGCTCAATCACTCTCCGGGCAGAGCATCCGGCCTTCGCCTTCTACAGCGTGAGGCGCTACCTTCAGGTCACAATCACGCGCTCCCACACCAGCCGATTCAGTCAGCCCGAGGCCGCCGCCGACCGGCAGATGACGTGGAGCAACGACGCCGTCAGCATGGGAATCTCAATCACGGCCGGGACCCTGTAATGCCAAACGCGGGCTACGACGGCTATCTCCTGTGGGCGCCACAGACCGCGCGGCGCGTGGCGCCCGCAGACGCCGTAGACCCGGCGGCCACTTCGGTGCTGTACAACGCGGGGCCCGCCGACTTCCCCCAAAGCGAAGTCCGTCCCCAGCCGGTGAGCGTCCAGCCCGTCGGCCAGGGCCAGGAGGCGCAGCCGATTGCCGGTCGCAGGGACAGCAGTCTCAGGCTTCGCCTGCAGGTGGTAGACCCGGCGTTCCTGGCCTACGCGATCCCCGATCTGACGACGACGCCCGTCCCGGCAGACACGATCAGGGGGCTCCCGCTAGTCACCGTCCAGACGGGCTTTGCCCACGACGCCACATGGGAGCCCGAGCAGTTCGTGGACTGCCTGGTCAACAGCCTCGATCTGGAGTTCTCCGAGGGCCAGGCCGTCCAGGCGACGGCGGAGCTCTACGCGATCTGCTCCGTTCCGGGCGTCGCAGTCGCGCCGCCGGTGGTGCCTGACGGCGAGGTCCTGCACTGGGTGCACACGGCAATCGCCGTCGGCGATCTGGCCACCGACGTGAGGGCCACCGTCTCTCGCGTGCGCGTGAGCATCCGCAACAACCTCATCCGCCAGGGCGTCCGCCCGGCCCGTTACTACGGCAACCCCATATTGGGGTACACAGAGTACGCCATCAGCAGAGCACCCGTAGCCATCAGGCCGGGGGTACACAACGCCGACGTCACCATCGAGACCCGGGGGCGATCCGACGTCTCGGACGCCGTGCTCGGCGGCGGCGCCATCGTCATCACCTGCCAGCACCCGAGTTACGCCATGTACCCAACACCCCGACGTCTTGTGGTGGCCATCAACGCCAGTCTAGTGCAAAGCCGCACGGTGCAAGAGACACCCGCTGGCAGCATCGTAACGCTCTCGGCCCAGATGCTGGGGCACGGGACGCCGACACAGCCGACCATAGCGATCAGCACATAGGAGGCAGCGATGTCCACGATCTACCTGAACGGGAGCCCCGGGTACTATGCCAAGCGGGTCCCGATCCATGTTGAGGGCGCGACGGCCCCAGTGCTCTTCCGCATCCGCGAGATGTCAGACCAGGTCGTGCAAGCGTGGGAGGACCTGCAGGAGCAGCAGATCGAGCTTCTGCGGTCCATCGGCAAGGGAGACATCGCGCGCTCGCTTGCCGAGGCCGTCCATAGCCCACAGCAGCGGGGAACCACGGTCATCGACCAGATCCTGGATTCGTTCCTATTGGGCGTGATCGACCCTCAGAGCGATATGCTCAGGCGCATGCGCGACACGCGCCTGGCCTCGCAGGCCATGACCGTTCGGATCATCGCCGACGCCCTCATCGAGTTCCCGCAGGAAGTACGGGCGATAGAGGATGGGGTAGAGGTGACTCCTGCGGTGAGCGAGGAGACGGTCCGCGGACTCCCCATGTGGATGAGGGACGAACTGGCAAAGCACATCCTTGAGGCCAGCGGCCTCTCCCAAGGCGAGCAGGATTTCTTGTCGAGGCTGCTCGCTGCATAGCCCAGGGGGAACTGCCGGAAACCCCGTCACCGTGGGCAGCCCAGGTCATAGCCGACTTCTGCATGTTCAAACAGGGGGGGTACCTACCGTGGGTACATGACCCCATCAACACTCCGCGGCGCCGGACGATCCAGGCGTTCGGGATACTGTCGATGTACATGACCCTCGCGCAGCAGGCGAGGGTCTGTCCGCTTTTGGGAGGGTGAGGCCGCGATGGATGCCCCAACTGTCGTCTGCCAGTATTGCGGCCACACCGTCCCCGACGAGCTGCGTTGTAGGCACTGTGGCCTATTATGGCCCACTCACGCTCCCAATAGAGAGCAAACTCGCGACAGAGCCCGCGCACGGGAGCGCTGGGAGCAGAATAGGGATCAACTGCGAGCGCGTACCCAGCAGACCCGCGGCGCCTACGACACTGAGCGCACCGGGGAGTTGTTCGGCGGGGTCTTTGGGGCCAATACAGAGACCATCGCGGACAACGCGCGAGCGCGCTTCCAGGCCCGCGTTGACCGACGTCTGCGCGCCAACGCCCCGCAGGAAGTTGAGGAAGCGGTCGGTACGACGCAGTCTATCACCGACCTGAGCCTCCACGGAAGCCCGAACGTGGAGACCGCCTGGCGCCGTGGAGGGCGTTTCGCCTCCGGCGACGACAGGAGGAAGGCGGTCGAGCTCTACGAAGCGCGACGCCGGCAACTGGCGACGCAGCGGGTTCTGCGCCGAGACTGGGAGCAGGCCCTGCGCATGAACGCCGCACGGGCTCCCGACTCCGAGGGCGAAGCTGAGCCAGAAGTCAAAGCCGAGGCTGGAACCGAGTCCCAGGGCACGCCTCTGCGCAAGAACCGGCCGGCGGGGTCAAAGCAGTGCGCAGCGTGCGGGCACATGAACACGCGCGAAGAGGCGAGCAAAGGGGTCTGCGCCCGCTGTGGCGCGCCACTGTCCGAGGAGGGCAATCGGCGGTCTCTACGCGGGTTCCTGGGCGGCTTCCTCCGGAGCCGAGCGCGGGGGGCGGCCGCAGGCGCCAGTATCGGCGGTGCCGCGGGTATCGCCCTCGGCGGCCTACTGGGGACCGCTACCGACGCCGTCGGCGATCTCCTGGAGACCGCCCTTCACAGCCTCGGCCAGACGGGACAGGCAGCGCAGCGCGTGGGGCGTGCCGTCTGCGACACCATCATCTCCGGCATCCGCGCCGTGGCCACGGTGGGAGGGGCAGCCGTCGGCGCCGCACTGGGCCTCATTCTCGGCCCGGCGGTCATGGCCGCTCTCGGCGCCGTCATGGGCATGCTGGGAGCAGCCGTCGGCCTCGTCGCCGGCGCACTGGGCAGGCTCTTTGGCGAGGCGCTCAAGGCAACGAAGCAGCTTCTGGATGACGTGACGGGCGCGGCGTTGGAGTTCTCCGACGCCATCATGCGTATCCATTGGATGAGCGGCCAGGCCGTGGGCTCCGCCACGCAATTGGTGTTCGCCCTGGACGCGATGGGCGTGAAGGCCGGAGAAACGGCGGGCATCTTCGGCCAGTGGGGCATGCGCGCGGAGTTCCTGGACGCAAAGCTCGGGGCACTGGGCGCACGCCTGGTGCAGAACCGGGACGGCACGACGAACTGGGCTCAGACGCTTCTGTTGCTGCGCCAACGGTTCCTGGAACTTCCGGACTTGCTGCGCATGCCCATGCTGTCGGCGGCAGTCGGGTCCTCGGCGGCCCAGACACTGTACGGCAAGTTCATGCTGCCCGACCAGCAGTTTGGAGCGGCTCTCGGGCGCGGTGAGGAGGGGCGGCGCTACAGCGAGATGGCCGAGAGGACGAAACTCGTCCTTGAGCCGATACTGCAGCGCGTGCGGCAGATTGCGTCCCTCATCAAGCTCGACATCGTGACGGCGGCACTGCCGGCGATGGTCGCCCTGCTGGGGCGCGTCGAGCAACTCTGGGAGGCCAATAGGGAGCGCATCCGTCAGTTCGCCCAGGCTATCCCCCAGTTGATCCTCACCGGTGTCGACAAGATGCTGCAGGCCTTCCAGAAGGGCTTGGAGCTGTTGCCGACGTGGGTGGAATACCTGAAGACCATCGCGGAGGTGCTGAGGGAGGCGGGCAACGCCCTCATCGGGGTCCTGAACTGGGCCGACAGGGCTTTGTTCAGCGGCAAGGGCGGCGTTCCACTCATTCCCGAGCTGCCCTGGCAGAAGGCGGAACGCGAGCAGCGGCAGGGCAAGTACCCGGGGAGGGCCGCGGGCGGCCCTGTAGAGGCCGGACAGCCCTACACGGTGGGCGAGCGCGGGCCGGAGACCTTCGTTCCCAGCCAGAGCGGGCAGATCGTGCCCAATGGGCAGGACAGACTGGCGGCTGAGAGGGCCTACAGATTCCCCTGGCTGCGCGCAATCCTGGAGCTTGCGGGAGTAGGTGCCTTGTTGGGGGCGGGTGTCGGGACAGCCATCACGCCCGGAATCGGCACGGCTATTGGAGCCGGTATCGGTGCCCTCACCGGTGGGGCTGGAGCCCTCGTGGCGGGCGGGGCGAGTGGTTACGCGCATCGGGCCAGGCTGCGCAATCTCGAGCTCGAGACTGAGGGCAAACAGAAGCCGAAGACGCCCTGGGGACTGCTGTTGGGGAGTGGAGCTGTGGGGGCAGGGGCAGGAGCTCTGCTTGGCCTGAGGTTCGGTCCAATGGGTGCTCTGGTAGGTGGGGGACTTGGATTGATCGCTGGCCTGGTGGCGCCAGTCATCCTCAAGACCCTTGCAGTGGGCGCCGGCAGTCAACTCAAAGAGGGCCTCAAGAGGCAGTTCGCGGACGCCAACCCCCAGCAGGCGGCGGCCGGAGGCCAAGGCTGGCCAGATACACCCATCGGCAATTGGGCAGAGCGGCAGTGGTCGGGCATCGAGCGCCTCCGGCAGGAGATCGCTCAACTGCAGGCGGGCGGCGGTGCTCAGGTCGCGCAAGGCAGGCCTCCCGTCCGCATCGAGGTTGCCCTGAAGCCTACGCCGTACTTCTACGCCGAGATCGCTTCGCTCGAGGTCGGCGAGCAGTACAGGCAGATCATAGCGGCAACGGTGGCATAGCATGGGGCTCACGGGCTGGTCGGCACTCACGTCCAGCGGCGAGATCGCCGACACCCCCGCTAACTGCTTCCGCTACCGCATCGCCGAGGAGTTCCGGGTGCGACTCGGCGAGATCGTCAGCGTCATCAACAGCAGTGACCGGTGGCTGCTCAGGATCGAGGACCCGGGCGGTCAGACCATCCTGCGGCAGATGGTGACGCTGCCCATCAGCGGCATGGGCATGGTGGGCATGTTCTTCGCCTGGTGGTTCGACGACGGCGCCGAGGTCATCGACACCACGGTCTTCGGCGCCGAGAGCCGCACAGCGGCACTCTCGCAGCCAGCGGGGGTCTCGGACACGACGCTCTGGCTCGACGACCTCACGGGATGGCCGCAGCCCGCGGGGGCGGTCGAGATCGGCGGCGAGGTTGTCCGCTACGGGGGGCGCGTGCGACTGGCCTCCGGTGGCTGGCAGCTCACGGGCTGTCAACGGGGACAGGACGGGACCAGCCCCGCGGCTCACCCGGCAGGCGCGCAAGCGACGGACGCCAGCGGCCTGGGGCACATCATGGCCCAGACCACAGTCGTCAACGGCGTCGACGCCCGGGCGTCCGTCATCGAGGCCGACGACCTCCGGGAGTTCCCCACGTCGGGAAGTGCCTACGTCGGCCTTGTGGACAGCAGCGGCAACCTGCGGATGAGTTACGAACGCGTGGACTACGAGGGCGTGGACACAAGCACCTGGCCCCACAGGCTCACGGGGTGCCGCCGGGGGCGGCTCGGGCGACTCGCCCGGACGTGGGATGCCGGAGCCGTGGTGCGGGAGGCGCCGGCAATCCAGACGGGAGCGGACGGTGGTCTCGCATATCCCGGCGGCGGCAGCGACTACACGTGGGAAGAGGGGATCATCGGCTTCGACTGGGAGGGGCCGATCTACGCCCTGTCCGTGCCTGCGGGGTCGAAGGTCGTCTTCGCCGGCCACTGGACAGGCAATGCCGCCCTGCCGTTGAACCTGGATATCGTGTCGACGGCCGTCTGCTCGGGGGACACGTGGTCGGCACTCTATGTCCCAGAGACGGGGTACTGGTGGGTGGCGGACAGTTCGGGGGGCAGTGGCGTAGTCGTGCGGGCGGCGCATGACCTGCGGGCCCTCGGCACCGACTGCTCGGCCGATGTGGCCAGCCCCGCCGGGCCCAGCACGTGGACAGGGGCCCTGGCATTCGACGGCCGGTCGTCGACGGCGAGCTCGTGCACGAACCCCATCCTCCTGCGCCGCGGCCTCGGCCCGGCTCTCGTCTACTCGAAGGCGGACGGTGCCTTCTACGAGCACTGCCTCGCCGGTAGCACGTGGGAGGCACCCGTGCAGATCACAAGCAATCGCGTGGTGGCGGCGGCCGTTGACGCCGCAGGCACACTCTTTTGCATCGCCGTCGGCGGCAATGACACCTACGTCATCCGCACGTCGCTCAATCCCCTGCCGACGGCGGACTACATGGCGCCAGACCGGCATGAGGAGATCGTGCCGACGGTCTACAACGCGGCCACCGGCCAACAGGAGCCCTTCCCGTCACTGCCGGAGGTCACACACAAGCTGGAAGCCCGCGGCAGTGGCCACCTCAGGCTGCTCACTGCCGACGGCAGGTACTTCGAGAGCCTCGACGGCGGAAACACCTGGAGTCAGTAGATGCCACAGACCCAGTACCCCTATCTGCGCGTTGAGTGCTACCCGCTTACGTCGGTGCCACTCAACAAGGGCCGCGGCTGGACGGTTGCGGACGTGGTTGCCAAGACGCTTCGCGGCGGCTCCCAGGAGGGCTCGGGCCTCAACGCCGACGACGCCTACCCGACGGCGATGGCGATGCGCGCCCTGGCCGCCTCGGGCAAGGACGGCTACTTCAGCGACGTCCAGAACCTGGACTTCCGGCGCGTCCACGACGACGTGGACGGCACGGAGGTCTCGGGCTTTGCCGTCCACTCGCGGTGGGTGCCACGCAACAGCTTCATGGCCGACGCCGGAGGCGTGCCGGACGATGTGGCGTACCCCTCGTATCGCTACCGTTGTGTGGGCTGGCGGCCGGAGCCCATCAGCCTCCCAAGCTGGCGGACGTGTCGCACCGACGAGAGTGAGCACACGGGGATCACGTGGCACGACGCCCGGGCAGACCAGGCATTCTCGGCGCGGACACTCTACCCCCTGCCGGGCGCCCAGGGCTTTGCGCTGCGACTGAAGACCTGGGCGCCGGCGGCAAGCCGGACGGCCAAGGACAGCCCGTTTGTCATGGCCTCGTGGGCGAACGGCCAGTGGGCGGTATCGGCGCGGCCCAGATCGGCTCCGTGCCTGTTGCGCAAGGACGGTAACGGCTATCAGGTGGCACGTGAGTTTCCCCAGGTGCCGGGTCTCTTCGAGGGCGAGGACGTCTGGCTGCACGTGGAATACCTGGCCGGCCGCATGGTGACGTCCCTGACAGGACCCGGCGGCGGCCACCAGGTGGCTTACTCGCGCAGGCCACTCGATGCCCAGGGCGATCCTCAGGCTATACTGCGGCCGTTCAGGGACCCATCGGGTGGCGTGCTGAGGATAGCCGGGCAGGGCTGCGCGTGCGTGGCAGAGACCTACGAGCAGAGGCACTGGGAGATGTCCCCCTCTGACCGGCTCTACCATCGCGTGGGCAGCTTCTCTCGCGAGTACTGGGCGCCGGTATCGCCCATGTACGCCAACGGCGGCATGGCCACGGGCATGGAAGCAATCGCCCTGGGCTACCCGGCGGAGAATCGGCCGGGGTACACGGGTAATAGCGGACGCCCCGCGGCACTGCCGGCCGAGATGGCGGTCTTCACGGACGTGCCCGTCAGGGGCAATCGCCGGCGCTACACCTGTCAGGTTCAGTCGGAGTTCCGCTACGCAAAGGGCGGCGCGGTAGGTCACGACGACGGCACGCCCTGGCATGTCGGGGTCGGCAGCAGAAACCCCGTGGGGACCGGTGATTGGGCCAACGTCTACCACAACGACTGGTGGCAGTCCCAGACGCCCCTGGTGCACACGGTAGCCGTGTCTTACCGCAGCAAGTACGTGGTCGCCGACGCCGACACGCCATTGGACATCCGGCCGGCGATAGCAAGCGCGACCCATCAGAGCGGCGATCCCGGGATCTCGCCGACGCGATCATTCTCCGCCGATGTGCACCTCGATCTCCTGCCGGAATGCTCTCTGGTTGGAGGAACGACGCCGATCGGTGACCTGTGGCCCCACTACGTGGGCAAGCACAAGGGTTTGGCGGCCTACGCGAGCTGGCAAAACGACGACAAGAGCATTCAGACCTGGTGGAGCAAGGGCGACATCGACGTCGACGAGGTGCTGGTGCTTGCCGGCTACCAGACCGGCTGGGCGCCGTCCCTGCAGCGGTATGGCGAGGGCCGGGGGAGACTCGAGGCCTCCGACCCGTCAGTGCGACTGCAGAAGCCCGCGGGGGTCATCGACGGTGCCTACTCGCCACTGGACTTCATCCTCATGCGGAAGGTCCGGGACCTCGGTGGCCGACAGGAGCTACATGGCTGGGAGGCCGTGCAGTACATCATCGAGACGACCTTGGGGCCTCAGGCGGTTGTCTACCGTGCCTACCCCCCGGGCTGGCATGGCCTGCTAGAGTACGAGATGCTGACGAACCCCCCACAGGGGAATGGCTTCCTGTGGGCGCCGCCCTTCAACAGCGATGCCCTGTCGTGGATCCGCCAGATATGCGAGAAGGACTTCGCGGTCTTCTTCATGGACCGCTACTACGACGCGGGCGTCTTCCGCTACCTCCCGCACTACGGCAACTACTTCCGGTGGATAGCCAACGCCCCGTCCTACACGCTGAGTGACGTCGTGAGCGTCCTGCCTTGGGACTACAACGCGGCGATGATGGGCATAGACGCCAGCGAGCGCGGGGAGCTGGACATCAACCGCATGCAAGTCTGGGGGCGCATACCGGGCGACAATGACCCCACGGGTGGCGGCCTGTGGCCTGCGCGGCCGGGGCTGGTGGGGGAGGCACGCATCGAGCACAGCAGCGTCGAAGGCCAGGGCGTGGACGAAAGCTGGGTGCGGACCAAGGTCGTAGAGGGTAGTCACTTCTACTGGCCGGGGGTGGCGCAGTGCGTCGCCGACTGGGTGATGTGGGCGGTCAGCGACACGCGCATGAGGTCGGCGACGGTGAGGCTCAGGGGGCAGCCCGGCATCGGTTGGGGGGACAAGATCACCCTGAACATGGCCAACCCCCGCAGCCAGGATGAGATGGAGCTCAACGGCCACAGCTTCCGCATCGCGAAGCTCACAGACGAGTGGCAGTTCGGTCAGACGGCTGAGTACACGACGACCGTCGTCTGCTCGCCGCTGAAGGCCATGCCCGCGGCGTATACGGGCGGCCTGCACCTGTTGGCGGCCGGCGGCTACTATGACAACAACGGGAACCCCGTCTGATGCTCCTAAGCCCCTACATCACACGCGGCTACGTCACCGAACTGCAGATTCAGCGGTCGGCGGAGGCGGCATTGGCCGTCATGACCGACCCCAGCAGGGCGCTCTTGCGCACGCAGATGGCTTCATCGCCTGCGATGGGCGCCCCGGGCAGCGGCAACTACGACCCAGACGGTGTCTGGCACGACCATTTCCGTCTGGATCACTCGCTACTCGACGGCGACGACATCATGATCTGAGGTGCACAGATGCCCTGGGACGACATCATCCGCACAGACTACGGGCCGGAGAACCTGCCGAGCGATGAGGTCAACACGCACGGCAAGGTCATCGGCGTCCAGATCGAGGGCGGCCACGAAGCCCATGGTGCGGGCGTCGTCGGCGAGACGGACTTCGTCGTCGCGGCCGGGACGGGACTGAGTGTGACCATCGCGGCCGGGAAGGCGATCGTCTCCACAGAGCAGCGACTGGTATTCGTGGAGGCGCTCAGCAGCTACACGCTCAGTGGCCTGCCGGCGAATGAAGCCGAGGTCTACGTCTATGTCGGCGCCCAGCTTCGCGATGACCCCGAGGACCCGGACAGCCGGGAGGACGCAGGCGTTGCCTACACCTACAACACGACAGGCGGCGCACTGGCGAACCATCTGCTGCTTGCCCAACTGGCGACAAACGGAACGGGCATCGTGCCCGACAGCGTGGTGGACGCGAGGACGTTCATCCGCGGGCAAGACGCACTCAACCGCGTGGCGGCCTTCGAAGGTGACGTGGATGCCGTGGAAGCCGACGTCGCGGCCGTCAAGGCCGTGCTGGGTGACGGCTACTACGATGGGAACGGCGACCCCGTCGAGGGCGAGGCCAGCATCAGCGACCGCCTCGCGGCCCTGGAGAGCGGCGGCGGGGGAGGAACCGTCTACTGGGGGGCGCTGGGGCAGTCCAGCGGCGACGCGACGACCATTGAGGAATATGTGGCGGGCCAACTCGCGACATCGGGGGGCACAGGCGGCGGGGGAGACGCGGTGACGCCGACGGTCGTGCAGCTTCCGTCCGACCTGGAGATCGCCAACCACATCCGGCTACTGCTCCGCACCGAGCACGTCCTGCCGGGCATCGCCGAGACACAGGAGGCCACCTACATCTGGGTCCCCGGGATCTCCGACGACGACCTGTACGACGAGGAGCTGACGACGGCGGCCGTCGACAGCACCTACCACACCGTGGGGTAACCGACAGTGGTCAACTGGCGCTATCTGACGACCATCGAGGGGCTGGTGGGCAAGGCCGCCTGCGTGTTCGGCGACGACCTGTACGTCGCCGGCGAGTGGGGGCTTGCCGACACCTACGCCCCGCGCGACGAGTGGGCGCCGTTGGTGAGGGTGTCACGCGACGGCAACGTAGGCGCCTGCTGCGAGTGGCCGGCAGAGGGGTTCGCCTTTGAGCTCTCGCGCTACGAGGGCACCGGCTTGGACCTGCTGACGGGCCTGGCGGCCTGGCAGGGACAGCTCTGGTTCTCGGGCTACCGGTACATCGTCGGCGGCGCCGGCAACTCGCGGTTCATGTCCTTCGACGGCCGGTCGTGGACTGTGCACGCTGAGCGTGCCTGCAACGAGCTCGTGGATGGTGGCGACAGACTCGTCTGTGGCCACAGCGCAGGCGTGAGCGTCTACGACGGCGTGGACTTCGAGGCCATACTCTCCCATGGCGACCTGGGGACAATGCAAAGGTCTCTGAGGGTTCTGCCCGACGGCAGTGTCGTCGGCTTCTCGCGCGATCCCGCCATCGGCCAGAACCTCAACACCACCTGTCTGCAGCGCGTCGGTACCTCCTGGCAGGCGACGACGGCGCCCTACTGGCATCACTACTCTGGGGACTTCACGGCGTACATGGGGGGCAGTCACATCGAGTCTTGGCTGGGGAGGGCGTGGACGGTTGAGGCCGCGCGCGCCGACTCCGGCGCCCTCAGCTACTTCCTGTCCTTCCTCGTTCCGGGGGACAGCGAGTGGCAGCGGGTACTGCGCATCAACCGCAACCGCCCCTATCCGGTGAAGCGCGTCCGGAACAGGCTCTACCTATATGAGGGCTCGGAAGACTACATCACCGACAGCTACGACTTCATGCCCGACAGTGAAAGCCTGCTTGCCGCGGAGTTCGACGGCCGGTCGATGGAAGTCTACTACCCGGAGGAGGTCGTGCCCTACCTGGTGGTGCCGATTGGCGACGGCGGAGCCGTGGCCTTCTGCCGGTCACTGGCACGCCGGGCGTGGGTCCGCCGACTGCTGGAGGAGACGCTCGACTCGGCAGGGGCCGGCAACTGGACAGGCTGGTGGCATCCCTACGAGCCAGACGCCGACACGCTGGTGTACGTCACGTGGCCGCGGCTGCCGGGGCCGCCCATCGTTCCCCACGGGGACGTCGAAGGCACGGTTACGGACACGACGCCCGCAGCCCTCGAGGGGGCGGCCGTGGTGCTCGAGCAGCTTGCAGATACCACCGACGCCGCCGGCGACTACGCGATAGACACCGTCGCGATAGGGAGGCACGCCGTTGGCGCGGCGAAGGCCGGCTACCAATCGCAGGTCGCCGAAGTGTCGGTCGAGGACGGCGAGACCACCGTCCAAGATTTCGCCCTCCCGGCGCTGACGTCCGGGAAGGGCATGATCTGGGGCTTCGTCCGTGACGGCCTGACGGGCGGCGGCCTCTACGGCGCAACCGTCCAGTTCGCCGAAGGTCTGACGGAGCAGACGGCCGCCGGCGGCTACTACGCGAAGGAGCTTGACCCGGGAGCCTATGACCTGACGGCGACGTTGGCGGGCTACGTGTTCTCCGCCGGGGCGGTCCACGAGGTGCTTGCCGAGGGTGAGACTGTGCGGGTAGACCTCTTCATGTACCCCACGGGGGGCGAGACGCCGTCGGCCGGTGACCTGGTGGGGACCGTCCGCGATCTGACGACGGGAGAGGCGCTCGCGGGGGTGCTGGTGGACCTGGGGGACTACGAGGCGGCGACCGACGGCGGTGGCTGCTACGAGCGCCGAGGCATCGCCGCCGGCGACTACGCTGTGAGCCTGACGAAGACCGGCTATGTAGGAGTCTCGGGGGCGGCCGTGCAGATCGTCGCCGGCAAGACAACCCGCGCCGACTTCGGCATGGTGCCCACGGGGACGCTGGTTGGGGGGCTGCGGGTGGTGGTCACGGCCGGGGCGGCGCCGGTCGCCGGCGCAAGAGTGGAAGTCGTCGACTGCGCGGTGGCGACGACGGCTGCAGACGGCACGGCCACGGTGGGCAACCTGCCGGCGGCAACCTATGTGGTTGTCGTGACGGCGGAGGGCTACCAGGCGGCGGCGGCAACCGGCACGGTCACGGCCGGGACAACCACGGACGTTGAGGTCGACCTCACTGCCGTCACCGAAGGGGCCGGCTACCTGTGGGGCCTGGTGCGGGACGTGGCGACCAGAAACCCTATCTCCGGCGCGTCTGTCGTCGCCGGGGGCGAGACGTCAACGACCGGCGCGGCGGGTCTCTACCTGATCGACGACCTTCCGGCTGGGCAGACAACGGCAGTGGCGTCGGCGACGGACTACCATACGCAGACCATTGAGGGCGTGTGCGTCGCCGCCGAGGCCGGGACGCGGCTGGACATCGGCCTCGTGCCGACGACTGTGCCCGTCGGTGAGCTCTTGACTATCGGCGGCTATGTCGTCGACGCCCACGACAATGCGGGGGTGCCCGGCGCGTGCGTCTGGCTCGATGGCCTGGCGACCTGCTACGCCGACGAACTAGGACGCTACCAGTTTCCACAGGTGGTGGCAGGCAGCCACGAGCTGGAGGCGTCGGCGACGGGCTTCTACGCCACGCACGTGGGCAACGTACCCGCGGGGGCGGAGGTGGACATCCCGCTCTGGCGGGTGGCGAGGCTGGGGGCGCTTGTGGTGGCGGTGGTCGACGCCGAGGGCGCGGTGGTGGAGGGGGCGACGGTGGCGGCGACGGCCGATCTGCAGAAGACGACGGGCGCCGACGGCACGGCGACCTTCCCCTACCTGCCGGAGGGCTGGTACCGGCTGGTGGCGTATAAGGACGGCTACGTGCCGGGGACAGCCATTGCCCAGGTGGGAGCGGAGGCGACGGCGAGTGCGACGGTGACCATCGTGGCCCAGGAGCCCGAGGAGACGGACGGCTACCTGGTGGGGTATGTGGTTGACCAGTGGACACGCGCGGGGGTTGCGGGCGCGACGGTGGCGACGCCGGCCAGCACGACGAGCGGACCAGGTGGTTGGTACTCACTGGCGCTTGCGGCGGCGGTCTACGACGTGACAGCCATCGCCGATGACTACGTGCCGCGGACGGTGGAGGACGTGGCGGTGGCGGCCCGGGCCTGCACATGGCTGACGATCCCGCTCTTGCCGGGAACGGGCGTTGTTGTCGACGAGGAACTACTGGTGTGCACGCCACCGGTCCCCGATGAGGCGCCGACCACGGTCCTTGTGGACTACGAGGAACACGACGAGGACGCGGAGTGGGAGCTTGCGGTGAGCGCCCACGGCGAGACGCGGTTCCGGCGGGCGCAGCGGGTGGCGCGGGGAATCGAGACGACGATTGAGCAGCCGGGGATTGACCTGCGGGTGCTGGCGCGGAAGGTGAGCGGCAAGATCTCGGGGGTTGGGGTGGGGTGGGGGTAAGATGGGTGGATACGAACTTCCAGGAAGCCGACGTATCAACCAAGCCCCCGGGGGATCATCCTACGGGGGCTTTCCAGTTCTGAACTAACCACGCACTCACCATGCTCTTGGTGGTAGAATATCCACAAGGAGTGTGGTGATAATGCGGAAGCAGCTACTCTACTGCCTCGTAGCGTGCGCACTGGTCGCGCCGTTCTTTCTCATTGCCAGAACATCTGACGGAAACTTGCGGCCGGTGTGGGCGAAGGCGAAGCCCTCCGCCGAGACCAGTACACCGAAGCCAGACCCCGAGAGGACGCAGCCGATGGCAACGATGTGGGTGGTAAGCGGCGCCGGCGACGCCGGCTACAACGGGATCTACAGCGGGGCCGGGACCTACAACGGCCAGCCCTGCTACAAGCTCGATGACAACCACTGGCTGTCGTGGAGCACGATGGCCGGAGCGTGGTCACTGGGGGCCTCCCTAGGACCCGGGTCCGACGCTTACTTTGGGTCCACGGGGGCCGCGCTTCCTGGAAACCCGTGGACTGCGGGAACCGGCGCCTCCCCCGCCCCCATCGTCACCGAGGGCAACGGCCACGAGTTCAGCTACATCACCGTCGAGATCACCAGCCCGGAGATCACGCCACCGGCTATCGCCGCCGAGGTCGCGGGCCGCGTTAACGTCACCTACACCGTCATCGCCCTCGACCACCAGCCCTTCACCGCCCGCATCACCCAGCATACACTCCTCCCCGACAAGGACAACCCGGGGGTGCTCAAGCCCCTCACGAGCGAGGTCAACGTCGACTGCCTCGGCAGATACGAGGGCACCTTCGCCGTCGACACCCGGGCCTTCGCCGATGGCCTGGGCTACATCGAGGTCTTCGCCAACAGGACCGACGGCTACACCGGCTACGGTAGCGACTCGGTGGCCGTAGACGTCAACAACGACACGGGGACGCCCGAGCAGTACCCACCTCAGGTGTATTTCGCGGCGCCCGCAAACGGCGCTACCGTCGACGGCGATCTCACCATCACCGTAGTCGCCGAAGACGCCTTCCTCGACCTTGAGACACTCACGATCTACCTGGACAGCACGCCCATCGCCACCCGACCGATTGTCGGCCACCAGGCCAGCTACACCGGCAGCTTTGACACCACCACGTGGTCCGACGGCAACCACGTCCTGTCCGCCAAGGCCACCAACGTCGGCGACCTGGAGGGCGAAGACGCCATCATCGTCACGGTGGACAACGGCGTCGCCGCCGACACGACGGTCCCCACCGTGAGCATTACGGAGCCGGCCGATGAAGCCGAGGTGACCGGCGATGTGCGCGTCAACGTCACCGCCGGCGACAACGTGGGCCTCCTGCGCGTGGAGCTCGCGGTTGACGCCAAGGTCGTCAAGAGCTGGCAGCCGGGGGGCGCGCCGGGCTTCCAGGGCGCCTACAGTCTCAACAGCCGGAACCTCGTCAACGGCGAGCACACAATCACCGCCACCGCCACCGACACCTCCGGCAATGTCGCCAGCACGGCGATCACGGTCACGACCGCCAACGTCCTGGCCCTTAGCCAATGCCAGTGGGTGAGTGCAAAGGCCTCGGAGGCAAACCGCAAGCTGCAGCGGGACGTGGCGAAGATCGTGGGGGGCGGCAACAAGATCCGGCGGATCATCGCCACCGTGCCGACGACCCAGGGGGCGACGCCGGAGGAGAACTACGCCATCGACGTCTTTGCCTGCATCGGGGGTGAGTGGGAGGGCTTCGACGCCTGCCAGCGCCTCATCCCCGACAGGTTCCAGCTCTTGAGGGAGCCCTGCGAGGATCTCCGCCTGGCCGTGCGGTTCACGCCACTCGTGTCCTGGGACAGCTACGCTCTGACCGACGCGGCGATCTGCGACCACCAGCTTGTGAGTGAGAGCCGCGTGCTTCTGATGCTGCCGGGGCCGCCGGTGCAGATACTCTCCTGGACGGGCTCGGGGACGCCAACGACCTGGTACGACCTGACGGGCGAGTGGTGCGCGGGCTACACGGGGGTGGGCTTTCGCGTCTTGGGCGATCGGCTGTACATCGCCGCCAACACCGACGACGCGAGCCCGCAGCCGGTGGTGATCGTGCAGGAGCTCGACAGCGCGGGGGCGCCGGCCGCCGACGCCCCCTACGGCATCGAGGTCAGCAGCCGCAATCCCCACCAGATGACGGACATCGAGGTCAGCGGCGGCAAGGTCTGGGCCTGCACGGACAACTCCGCGGGCGCCGGCCACCTGTGGGCGATTGACGGCGACGACCTGACGCTGGCGAGTTCGGCCTTCGCCGGCTGCCGGTGCCTGTGGGCGGCAGCCGACGCCCTGTGGGTGGGGACGGCGGACGGCAAGGTGTATAGGGGCACGACGCTGCAGTTCACGACGGGCGAGGCCCACGTGAACGCCGGGGTGGCGGCGGGGACGGTCATGTTCGCACTGACGGGCAGTGGGGGAAAGGTCTTCGCCGGTCCGCCGTGGGACCTCTTCGCGACGGCCACGGCACTGACGGAGCCGGCGGCGGTCGCCTACAGCCAGGGGAGACTGTGGGTGGGCGGCAATGGCGGTGAGCTCTACTGCTACGACCACGCGACGAGGCTTTGGCAGCTCTACAAGGACTTCGCGGACTTGACGGCCATCACGCAGCTCGTGGTGTTCGGCGGCGCCCTGTGGGTGTTCGGCGCGGGCGAGAGCGTGTTCAGGGCCCTGCGGGTGACGACCTCGCACCTGGTGGGGCGGTACATGGACGGCGCGGCCTACGAGTTCTACGCGATCTAGGGGGACCCCAATGGCTATCTGGAACTGCGAGATCGGCAAGGGCGACCTGGTAGCGGAGGTGACGGGCACGCTTGCCGTCGACATGACGGGCGCCAGCGCCGGCGACAGCCTGCAATACGAGGTCGACCACTCGGCGGATGAGTGCACCAACCGCCCGGGGGTGCTTGCGGTGTTCGCCGACCGGCCGCTACCGGTGTTTGACGCCGAGGGGGCGTTCCACGTGACACCGATTCTCGACGGTACAACCGGGGGGAAGTTCCGGGTGCTGGTTACCTACGTGGGCAGCCCGGAGGAGTATGTGCTGGAGGGTGAGGCGGAGGAGGAGACGGGCGGCGATACGGCGACAATGAACTGGACGCGCAGGGGGCTCTTGGCGGCACAGGCGTAGATCTGACGGACGGACAGACGAGTATCTGGCGGCTCCCATCGAGGGAGCCGTTTGTGGTTCTGGAGGCTTGCCCGATGGCGACCCTGATCGAGCGCATCGCAGCATCGGGCTGCGACATCATGTTGCCGAGAGACGGCGAGCGCGAGGAGCCCGACCGGCACACCCGGGCGTTCAGCGTGTTCCGCCTGGCGGACAGCTCGGATGGCCGCCCGCGCTACCGCGTCGGCGGCGGCATCGGCCCGACGAGGTACCGCCTGGACCCCTACTCTGATGAGCCCTGGCGGCATATCGACATGAGCCTCCTGCCCGTCAAGGGCGAGGCCTGGCACCTGGCCTGCGAGACGGCGGGGCACCAGTTCCGAGCGTACAACGAGCTGCCCGTGGGGCGCCTGGGGATCATCAAGCGCCACTACGTGGGGGAGTTCCGGCGAGCCGGGGCCTGGTACCGGATGGCGCCGCTGGCCCTGTACTGGCAGAACAACAGGACACGGCGACTGGTGGCGACGCCGACGGCCGGAATCGCGCCGGTGACCGACGAGACCGGGAGCGTCTGGTGGCCGGGGGCATTCGGGACGGGGATCGATTTCGGGTACCTCCGCACACCGGACGGGTGCCGGAAGGTGCTGCGGCTCAACCGGCGGCCAGAGAAGCCGGCGCTGATGAGCACGGACGGACTCAAGCTGGTGATGGCGATGGGGGTCTGCACGGGCGGAGCGACGCCGGAGGCGAGTAGCCTCCGCGATCTGTGGGTGCCTGAGTTGCCGGACGGGTTCTCGCTCAGCGACGTCGGCACCAGCGTTGACAGGCCGGGGCGCTTCGCGGCAGTGAGGCCAGACGGGCGGCAGGCGTACTGGCTGCAGGAGCCGGAGGCGTGGGATAACGCCGAGGAGCCGCGGCGGTGGCAGCCGGGCCTGACGCTCGAGCGCCGAGGGGACTACTCGCTGGCGCTGGTGAGCGTCGACTATGCCGACCTGCTGACCGCCCAGTACCCGATGCTGGTTGACGCGGCCATTACCGATGAGGTCGTGGGAGCCAGCAGCGATGATGCGGACGCCAATAGCGCCAGCACCGGTTTCTCGCTGACGAACAAATACGCCTATCTCAACAACTCGACCAACGTGCGGGTGGGGGCGTTCCGCTGGACGACACTACCCATCGACGTGGGCTCGACGGTTGATAGCGCCTCCGTCTCGTTCCGGTTCTATACGGCTTCCTTCGATGATCCGCAGCTCACCATATACGGCGAGGACGTCGATGACGCCGACACATTCACAAACTCCGACACGTACAACGGCATGACGCTGACGACCAATTCGGTGGCGTGGCAGGCAACCGGTGTGGGTGCTGCGTATGCTGCGTCACCCGACATCGCGGCAGTCTTGGGCGAGGTCGTAGGCCGAGGAGGGTGGGCAAAGAACAATGCATTCGCCATAGTGACACGTGGACAGATCTCGTCAAAGATGGCGCGTGTGTACTTCTACGACTATGGCCCTGGCACGGTGCCACCAATGCTGGCCGCCTCGATCACCGTGCCGGCCACCGGCCTGCCCATGCGCCTGTTCATGGCGGACTTCTATCGCAACGCCCCCGGCGTGGAGGTGTTTTGAGTGGCAAACAGCGTGACCCACAGCCAGCTCCCGCCGATCTACGGCGCCCTGTTCAGCCTGCGCTGCGCCTTCCGGAAGAGCGACGGCACCAGCCTGGCCCCAACGAGCCTCGACACCGAGGTAAGCAAGGACAACGGGACCTTCGCGGACGCCACCAACGAGGTCACGCTGGCCAAGGAGGTCGGGGGCGCCACCGACTCGGCGCTCGGGTACATCACGCTGACGGCGGCGGAGATGACGGCCGACGACGTGTTGGTGCAAGTCAAGTCGGCCAACTGCGTGACGCTGATGCTCGACATCCGACCCCAGCGTATTGTGGCGGTGCGGACTGGGACAGCCCAGGCCGGGGCCAACGGGACCATCACGCTGGACGCCAACGCCAGCGCCGTCAACGACTACTACAACGGCATGATCGTCCGCACCGATGACCACACCGGCGCAGGGCAGGCGCGGATCATCACGGACTACAACGGGAGCACCAAGGTCGCGTCAGTGGCGCCGAACTGGGAGACGAACCCCGCTAACGGCACCGACTTTACGGTCGGCTATTTGGCGGGCCCGGCTGCGAATCAGGTCAACGTGGGGGCGGTGGCGAGTGTCGCCGGCGCTGTTGGTAGCGTCGCATCCGGTGGCATCACCGCGGCCAGCATCGCCGACGACGCCATCGACGCGGCGGCCCTCGCGGATGACACCAACACCTACCAGGCCAAGGTCGACGTGATCGACGACGACGGGGCGGGGGCAGACCGCTATGTGGTGGTCTGGTACCTCAACAGCCAGCCGATCACCGCCGGGATCACCGACCCAAAGGTGCAGGTCATCAAGGTAGCGGACGGAGGGGACCTCGTAGCCGAGTCCGCAATGACGCAGATCGCATCGCTCGGCATGTGGCGCTACGACGAGACGACCAACCGCATGGTCGACGGGGCGGCCTACGTGGTCAAGGCGAGCGCGACCATTGGTGGCGCAACCCGCACGTGGTACCAGATCGTGGGCAGGGATAGCTGATGGGACTCCTGAGGCGCGAGGCGTTCCTGCTGTTTGATGAGCCACGGAGACGGCAAGGACCGGCGGCAACGCGGCAGGTCACGGCCTCGACCACCACGGTCCTCTACTCCGCCGCCACCGTCACCTCCAGCCGCTCGCTGGCAGTCAATGCCGGGGCCGCGTCCACGCTCGCCCGCGACCTCGCCGCCTACGCAGCGGCAGTCTCCGCCGTAGACCGCGACCTCGCGCTCTACGCCCAGGACACAGAGGCGGTAAGCAGGGCGATGGCAGCCATCGCAGCCACGGCTCCGACCACGGAGCAGGGGCTTGCGGCCGAGGCCGGGGCGGTGCTGGCAGCAGAGCGGGCACTCGCGCTGTACGCTACGGGTGAGCCGCTCACGGTCTCGCGGCTGGTGGCTGCCTACGGTGGTCAGGCAGTGTCCGCCATGCACGCGCTGCTGCTGCAGGCCGGGGCACCCGAGGAGGTCACAGCCGACCTCGTCGCCTACGCTGCAGCGGTTTCCGCCGTCGACCGCGATCTCGCGCTCTACGCGCAGGACACGGAGTCGGTGAGCATGGCGCTCGCAGCCATCGCAGCCACGGCTCCGACCACGGAGCGCGGGATAGCAGCCGAGGCCGGGGCGGGAGCGGACGCAGAGCGGGCACTCGCGCTGTACGCTACGGGTGATCCGCTCACGGTCTCGCGGCTGGTGGCGGTGTACGGCGGGCAGGCAGTGGCCGCCGCGCGCGCGGTGCTGCTGCAGGCCGGGGCACCCGAGGAGGTCACAGCCGACCTCGTCGCCTACGCTGCAGCGGTTTCCGCCGTCGACCGCGACCTCGCGCTCTACGCGCAGGGCACCGAGACAGCGAGCAGGGCGATGGCAGCCATCGCAGCCACGGCTCCGACCACGGAGCAGGGGCTTGCGGCCGAGGCCGGGGCGGTGCTGGCAGCAGAGCGGGCACTCGCGCTGTACGCTACGGGCGAGCCGCTCACCGTCTCACGGCTGGTGGCTCTCTATGGCGGGCAGGCAGTACCCGCCGCACGCGCGGTGCTGCTGCAGGCCGGGGCTCCCGAGGAGGTCACAGCGGACCTCGTCGCCTATGCGGCGGCAAGCGCCCAGGCGGAGCGGGCATTGGCTGCCATCGGGGCTACAGCACCGCAGGCGGAGCGGGCACTCGCAGTCATCGCCGCGGGGGTCTCCTCGGCATCGGCGGACGTGGCGCTCACGGCCGCCACGGGACCAAGCGCCGAGGCCGACGTCGCAGCGATCGCCGGACAGGTCACGGACACCACGCGTGACCTCCTGGCCTACGCAGGGACCACAGACCAGGCGGAGCGCGGCATCCTGCTAGACGGTGGGGCAGGTGTCGACGCTGAGCGCGACCTCGCGCTGGCGGCCGGGGCGGGCAGCAGCATCACGCGCGCCCTGCTGGCATACTCCGGAGCACAAGCCCAGGTCTCGCGGGCGGTCTCCCTCGAGGCCGGGGAGCAGGCATCGCTCACGCGCGTCCTGCAGCTCTCGGCCGGGGCGCTCTCGTCTGCGGCGCGGGCGCTGGTGCTGTACGGAGCTACGTCGCCGGCAACAGAGCGCGATCTGACGACCCTGGCGGCGACGCTCACGGCCATAGACCGCCAGGCACTGGCCTGGGCGTCGGCCGAGGCTACGGTCGCCCGGGATGTCGTGTTGTGGGCGGACGTCAGTGACCGCCGAGCCAGCGTCTCGCGGGCGCTGGCGCTGTGGGTGCTGCAGGAGGCCACGGCGGAGATCTGCACGCGGATCACGGCGGCAACGCAGGCAGTCGTTACCCGCCCGCTAGGCGGCTACGCGGCAGCCATCGCCAGCGCCTCGCGCCCACTGTACCTATGGGCGTGGGGCGACGACGTCGACTGGATTGCCGTCGACATCCGCTGGCAGGACCCACGGGTCGACATCCGGGCCGCTAACCTGACCGTCGACATCCGCCCACCCGGCCACATTGACATCCGAAGCCGGGCAATCACCATCGACATCCGGGGTGAGCCATGAGGGTCAACTTCGAGGACCTGCCGCTTGACCGCGGCGTGCGGTTAGTACAGGGCAAGACGCTCTACATCCCAGTGGAGCTGTGGCACAACGGCGCGCCGGTGAACCTCACAGACTGCACGGTGACCTTCACGCTCGTCGACGACGCCGGAGACGCCGTCGTCGGGCCATCGCCGGTCACGCCCCACGAGCCCCTGGACGGCAAGTTCATTGCCCGCGCCGAGAGCTCAAGCACAGACGACTGGCTACCCGGTGACTACACCTACGAGGTGGAGGTGACGTTCCCAGCCGGTAGCACGCTGTTCATCGGAGGGGCCGTCATTGCAGTTCTCAGGGGGGCGGTGACTGTTGTGCCGACAATCCTGGTAGACGAGGAGTGATGATATGGCCGACAGCGTGAGTCTCAGACTCAACATCAACAGCGGATCGGGTGTGGCGTGGGAGGCGATGGGGGCCACGGACGTATTGAGGTTCCAGAAGGCAGGGGCCCACGACCCTACCAGTTCCGGGCGGATACTCGTCGGCGACGCCAACGGCGGGATGCACGTCGAGACCGATGGCGGGGTGGATGTGTGCGACGTCGCCCACGCGCACAATGTCGCCTACGTGGCCGCCGGAACCTGCCAGATCGACGGCGGCGAGACAGAGGACGTCGCCAACCTGCTGACCACCGAGTGCATCAATGCGCACGTGGTCTGCGACCCGACCAATGGCGAGGTGACAGCAGCGGAAGCCTGGGTCTACGGGGCAGCGGAAGCCAACGCGCCCACGGGCTTCACCGCCTACGGAGTCAAGCAAGGCGGGGCATCGTGGTCGGACATCGGCGGGAGCGCGGCTGCCCTCGACCTGGGCACCAGCGCATCGGCCGCCACGCACGACCTGTACTTTGCCATCAGCGTGGTACCAACGGCGCGGGGCAGCCTGAGCGGCACACTCAAGGTCGCAGTGGAGTTGGTGTAGCGTGGCACTCGACGGCTGGCTGGCGACGCTGGACGACGGTACGGGCTGGACCATGACGGAGCCTGCCCTGCGCGCCGACGACTGCAGCCCCTGGGCGGCCCTAGAGCGCCTCGCAGCCGAGAGCGGGCGCAGGATCACCGTGGCGGCTGTGATGCTCGGCCACGTGGCGGTGGCGCTGGAGGCGGACGGCTGCCGGCTGGTGTGCGGGCAGTCTCTCATCACCCGCAAGGGCCTTGCGACTGGGGCTGTGACATCGGAGACCAGCCTGCGATGGGTGCGGCGCGAGGAGCCCGGGCTGTGGCTGTGGCGGGCGACAGACGGGCAGACCGCATGGGAGGTGGTGGCGCCGCCAGGCGAGCCCCTGCATCGACACCTGGACGCGTAGCGATACAACGAGACGCACGACCCCGCGGCCCGCCACTTCGGCGGGCTTCGCCAGTTCTGGGGGCAACCGCACATGGCAGCGAACGGCAGCACGAACGGCAACGGCTACTCAGGTTGGTGGCGAGCCCTGGTTTCGCCACCCTTCATTCTCACGCTCGTCCTATTGCTCGTGGGCGGGGCAGCAGCATGGACACGTGTAGACTCGCATACCCGCGACTGCAATGTGCACCACACGAGAGTGGAGCTGGACGGGACATACGTCCAGCGGGAACTGCACGATGAGCAGATGGCGGGGATCGAGAAGCGCTTGGACCGCATCGAGATCAAGATCGACCGGCTCTCGGAGAGGGTCGGCGGGCAGTAGATCACTAGCCGGGGACACCGGCAAGAGGGGTGTAGATCATGGAATGGTGGACACAAGAAATGACGGACTTCGTGGTGCGCCTCGTGCTGGCATTGGCGGCGGTGCTCATCGGAGCCTGGAAGGCCGGTGGGCTTGACGCCCTCCGCGCTTGGGCGGCCAGCCAGAAGGTCCCTCTACTCGGCCCAGTGGCACTGAAACTCATCGAAGCGGCAGACCGCGAATTGTCCGGAGCAGCCGGCTGGCAGAAACTTGAGTGGGCCTTGGACCAACCGCTCGCGAAGCGCCTTCGCATCGACGCCAAGGACATCGAGGTAGCACTGGCCGTCCGCGATACGACAATGGGCAAGGTCGCCACACTCACCAACGAGCTCACTGCCGCCAACGCCCGCATCGCCGCCCTGGAAGCACAGCTCGCGGCCCTCTCCGCGCCAGCAACCGCCGTCGCCGAGGCCATTGGCTTCGCAGACAAGATTGGCAGCCTACGGGAATCCTTCCACGCCGACAGGCCGGGCGGTGATGAGTAGTGCGCACCGCTCTGCTCCTTCTGTCTCTCCTCGCCGCCTCGGCTACCGCAGCCGGGGCGGCTGACGTTTCGGAGCCAGAGCCACCGGCCCTCGTCGTCGAAGGCGGCAGCGTGACTGCACTCAACAGCACCGTGGACCTCGGGCTCTCTGTCAGCATCGGCACCACGCTACCCAAGTGGGTCCCGGTGCTTGGCGAGCATCTTGCATTCGTCGACGCGCTGACCGTCGGTGGCGACGAGGCCATCGGCGCCAGCGTGAGCCTGCAGAAGTGGCAGACAGACGACGGGCTACGCATCGGCGCGACGCTCACGCAGCCCACGGACGGGACCGCGCGCGAGGTGCTCGGGTATCTGCGATACGGGGTGAGGCTGTGGTGAGTAACTACCTCCAGGTCCTCGACGCCAACGGCAACCCACCGGCGCCTGTGCCCTACACGCTGACCACGAACGCGCCGGAGGGCGGGCCGTGGTACGCCATGCCGGTGCAGGAGCCCACCCTCGCCAACCGAGGCCGCACCATCCTCGACCGCTTTGAGCGCGATCACCCGGAGGAGGCCTCGGCGCTCCGAGACCTGCAGGAACTCACCGACCTGATGGACGAGTGCGCGCCGCAGGAGTGCCACGACCCGCCAGAGACCTACAGCGCGAGCAGCACGGACGGTGAGTACGCACCGCCTACCACGGTCAGCGGCACCGCCTACCACCGACGCCTCGATGCCCTCCTCGCCGCCGAGGCCACCGGCGACACCCCTGTCCTGCAGGCCACCGCCGAGCAACGCCAGACGGACGCCGCCTGCCTGCAAGAGCTCATCGACCTTGTGAGCGACGGGGGCTGCACCACGTGCCCGATGCAGAGCTACTCCGAGTACCGCCACTGCACGTTGGGGCCCGACGACGGAGACAAGAGCGAGCGTCCCTGCCGCATGGGGTGGCGTGCGTGGTTGGAGCGACGGGTGAGGAGCAGGCCATGCCCTACCGAGCAGCAGTAGCCCGCCGCCTCTCGCAAGACTGGTCGGGGACGGTGTGCACAATGCGTGACCGCGAGCTCGGCGACGCCGAGCATCTCGCCGCCTGCACCATGGCGGGGGTGGTAGACCCGCGCAGGTACCTGGAGGCGCTGTACGGTGCGCGGAGGTTGGCGACGCCGGAGGCGCCCTCCGACGCCTTCACCCGCAAGCTCAAGGCCCTCCGCGCCGCCCGTGCACGCGGCGAGCAGATGTACACGCCGGAGGAGGTCGCCGAGGCCCACCGGCTGCTGGAGGCCTTCGCGCCGTTGCGGGAGGCTGCAAACAGACGACACCTGGGAGGAACCGATGAGCCTTGACGCCTACCTGGATCGCGTGGTGTGCGGTGACTGCATCGACGTGCTGAGGGAGTTGCCGGACAGAAGCGTGGACGCGGTAGTCGCAGACCCGCCATATGGCACCGGAGCATGGCGACGCGGGGTGTGTGGAGCGGGGTCTGACTGTAGCGCCCACCTGGAGCGCGAGGACTGGGATGAGTGGAGCACCGAGTGGCTGAGTGAGGCGAAGCGCATTGCGCCAACCATCATCATGTTCCTCCCTCAGTTGCGTCTGGTATCGGCATCGGAGGCGCTCCCTGGAGCGCGCCTGTGCCTGTGGGTTAAGCCAGACCCACGGCCAAGGTTTGGTGGGCAGATGTCCTATGGATTCGAACCGATATTGGCGCACGGCAAACTGCAGCCCATCGGTGGTCCCGACTATCGCACAGCCTCGGCGCCTCGTGCGAATCGCGACACTGAAGCAGCCGGGCATCCGCACCAAAAGCCCCTGTCGGTTGTGCGGTGGCTTGTCGCGCTGGCATGTCCCGAAGGCGGCACCGTCCTCGACCCGTTCCTGGGCAGCGGCACCACGGCCGTTGCCTGCGTCGAGACCGGCCGTCACTTCATCGGCATCGAGCGCGACGCCGGGTACTGTGCCATCGCAGAGCAGCGCATAGCCGCCGCCCGCCGTGCCCACCAGCCCGCGCTTGACATCCAGGAGGCGACTGCAGAGTGACAGCAGACCTGAGTAGGTGGCTGGATACCGTGGTGTGCGGCGATGCCGTCGAGACCCTGCGCCTGTTGCCGGACGGGTGCGCCGTGCTCGCCATCGTTGACGGTCCCTACAACATGCGCAAGGCCGACTGGGACAAGTTCGACTCATGGGACGCCTTTCGCGAGTGGTACCGACCGCTCTGGGAGCAACTGTCGCGCGTGCTCCGGGACAACTGCAGCATGTATGTGTTCGGCACGTTCGAGTCGCTGGCGGCGCTCAAGGTGGACCTGGACGCGATGGGCGGAGGGTGGGCCTACAGGCAGGCGGTCACGTGGACGAAGCCAGGGTACCGCTACAGCTACGACAACGGGCGCATGTGGCCGGTCACCACGGAGCACGGCCTGTACTACGCCCGCGAGCGGGTAGACATCAGCGCCCTCGCATGGGACGGAGTGACGCGAGAAGACAACACCATCCGGGCGTACCTCAATGCGGAGCGAGAGAGGGCGGGGGTGTCGGTGCGCGACATAGCCGAGGCATTCCAGCAGCGCACGGGGACGCGCACTATCACGGGCATGGCCAGGCACTGGTTTCTGCGCTCGCAATGGGCCTGCCCAACTGCAGACAACTATCAATGGCTCCGCGATCTCTTCAACTCTCGCAGCAACGGGTCCGGTCCGTACCTCGTGCGACCCTGGGAGGACCTCCGCCGAGAGTACGAGGACCTCCGCTACACATTCAACCCGCAGCAGGGGGTGACCGATGTTTGGGACGTGCCGATATGCGCCGGTGCTGAGCGGGTGAAGGTCAACGGGCAGACGGCCCACGTGGCGCAGAAGCCGCTGGAGATCATGCGCCGGATCATCCAGGCCAGCAGCAACGAGAATGACACCGTCGTGGTCCCGTGCTCTGGCTTGGGGTCTGCGGAGGTCGCCTGCGTCGAGACCGGCCGCCACTTCATCGGCATCGAGCGGGAGCCGGAGTACGTCGCCATCGCCGAGGCCCGCATAGCAGCCGCCCGCCGCGCCCACCAGCCCGCGCTCGACCTGGAGGCAGCAACATGAACTGGACCTTCGCCGACCCACGCGCCACCGTCGAGCAGTGCAGCCCGGACAGCAACCTCCACCGCGTACCCGGCACCATCGAGGCCGTCGTCGCCGAGGTGCTGGGGGACGCACCATGGTCTGCACGTTGGTGGTACCCGAAACTAACGGGCACGCCGGGGGTCCCGTCCGGGGACCGGAGCGTGTACGGCCGGATCACGGTCACCGTGCCTGAGGGCACCGACCGCGAGGCGCTCTGCCTGCGGCTCACGGCGGCGGTGCGCAATGCCACCGAGGGGCCAGCGCCGGACGTGGAGGTGCTTCTGAGGGGCCGGCGCGCCGGTGAGGAGATGGGCATGGAAGGAGTTGAGACCAATGCCGGTATACACAGATGATGGCCGCCGCGGGCTCCCCCGGCCGCTGACCCGCAACAAGGCGATGACCGAGTGGTTCGGGCCACCCGGCGATGACCACCTCACGACGGTCAGGCTCCCCGTGCTCGACAGACCGGTGAGTGTGCACCGGCGCGTCGCCGACGCCTATGTCGGCGTCTTCTCCGACATCCGCGATCTCGGCCTCCCGAAGCTCGTCGACGTCGGGGATTACGGTGGCACCTACTGTTACCGCACCGTCAGGGGCAGTTCGGCACTCTCCCCGCACTCGTGGGGCGTGGCCATGGACCTCAACGTCTCACAGGTCCGCCAGGGCGGCAAGGACGTCCGCGGCCCAGGCACGAACTACCACTGCAAGCCCGACCAGGTGTCCTCCGCTCTCACCGAGCTGTCTCGCGTGTTCTTCCAATGGGGTTTCACGTGGGGGGGCATCTGGGCTCCGGAGTACCTGGACCCGATGCACTTCGAGGCGACTGACGTGACTTGCTGTCTGCTGGAGGGGCGGACCTGCGAGGGGTACGACCTGTGGCAGGAGACGGCGGCAAAGGCCGCCAGGGCACTGCCGAGCTCGACGGTGAGGATACTGCACGCCGACGGCCGGCTGCTGGCCGAGGGCTACGTCGGCGACGACGGCAAGCTCGTGACCACGGACGTCCGGGCCCTGCTGACGGGCCTGGGGCATGTGGTCAACGCCTCCATGCTGAAGAGCGGGAACAAGGTCTATGTGAGGTGAAGGGCCCCAGGGGCTCGCGCCCTTTGTATGCAGTGCTTGTGGATGTGGAACGAGTTCCACGAGCACTGCATACAGGTTGCCTAGAAGCCGACGTCCGTGATGCCCAGCCGTGGGGCATAGCGGAAGGCGGTGGAGCGGGTGGCCGCTGGCAGGATGTCGCCCTGGTAGTGGATCACGATGTGGCCTCGGTAGACGTCCACCTGTCGGTACAGCGCTCCTAAGAACAGCACTTGCTCCTCGACGGGCCTCCCCCTCATCTGCTTCACGAAACCCGCGACACTCCTCGGCCGCACGGCCGCCGCCTGCTGCAGACTGGCCGCCTGTTGCCTTCCCCTCTCCGAGAGCAATACCTTCAGGCGTTCCTGCTCCTCGATGTACGGCCCGTTTTCGGCCTGCAGGGCCTCGAAGCTCAGGAGCTTCTGACGGTACATGGCGAGGTTCTGCCGGCAAAGCTCGTCCAGGTCGGCGATGCGCCGCTCGATGGCCTTGCTGTCATCGTCGTGCTCGGAGTGTTGCTGCCTGACGGCCGCGGAGAGGTCTCGCGACTGCAGCAGCAGTTCCGTGTGGCGCCAGAGCACAGCCGACAGCTTGAGTTCGGCGATACCCACACCGGGGTGGCGGTCGGAGGGCGGCACGCGGAACCGCTCCCCGCAGTTGAGGTAGTAGTCCAGGTGCGAGCCGTCACGTTTCGAGCGCTGCACCGTCATCGCCGCCATGTAGCCCCCGCAGAGGCCGCAACGGCACAGGGCACTGAAGTGCGCTACCGCCTGGCCGCGATTGCGGGCGCGCCCCTCGCGCAGTGCCCTCGCGTTCTCCCACTCGTCGTCCGACACCAGTGCCTCATGCGTGCCCTCAAGCACCTCCCCCCTGTGGGTGATCTTCCCGGCATACACGGGATTGCGGAGGATGTCGCGGATGGCCGTGGCATCCCAGAACTTGCCCTTGCGCTTGGTGTCAACACGTCGGGCCTGGAGGTCGCGGCCGATGGCGGCCATCGACTCGCCGGCGACGAAGCGGCGGAAGACCTCGCGGACGATCTCCGCCTGGTGCGGGTCAGACACGAGGTGGCCGTCCTGGCGGCGGTAGCCATAGACGACGCCCGTGGGGCGGCGGCCGGTGCCGGCGATGTGCGCCAGCGCCGACCGCACGTTCTCCCGCAGGATGTCCAAGAAGAGCTCGGCGAAGACGGAGAGGATCGAGAGCATGGCCTTGCCGAAGGGCGTCGTGGCGTCGATGCGCTCCGTCGCCGACGCGAAGCCCACCTGGTGCTCGGTGAGGAGCCGGAACAGGTAGCTCCAGTCGGCGACGGAGCGGCTTAGGCGGTCGAGCTTCCAGACGACCACGGCTTCGCAACCGCCGTCTCTGACGCCCCGGATGAGTTCCTGCATCGCCGGCCGCTTGAGGCTCGAGCCGGACTTGCCCTCGTCGCGGAAGACCTCGATGCTCGTAGCGCCGAGGTCAAGGGCATAGGCCCGGCAGGCGGCCTCCTGGGCGTCAAGGGAGGCGCCCTCCTCGGCCTGCTCACGGGTACTGACGCGAACATAGGTGTAGACGCGGAACATCAGTGGCACACCCAGTCGACGGCCGGTGGCGTGCGCGTCCACGCCGGGGGCTGGTGGTACCAGGCCCGGTGCTCCTCCGGTAGTGCCTCGAGCCAGGCGTCGATGTCATGGCGGGTGGTGTCGTCGACGACCACGGGCACGCGGCCGCTGACGGCCATGCGCGCCGCGCGGTTGATGGCAATGGGCGTGGACTGCTCGCATCGGCCGTCGCCGAAGGTCATGAACACGTTGTAGCGCGTCCACCGTGGGTCGGCGTCGCGGGTCCCCTCCGCGATCTCGATGCCGGTGAGGGGCGGCTTCTCGCTGAAGCGGAAGTGGCCGCAGACCTCGTCGACAAACGCCTCGTCGACGATGACCTCGTGTTCGCCTGCGTCCACGACGGGGAAGCGCAGGCAAGTGCCGATAAGCTCGCGGAGGACGGCCTCGCTGGTCTCGGCCATCAAGAAGAGCCCCTCGTGAATCCACGCCAGCCAGATGTCAGCGGGGCTGGTGCTCCGGGCATAGCCGAGGGGGATAGTGATATTCAGTCCGCGGAGGCATTGCCCGAAGTCGGCGATGCTGCAGTGGTTGGCAATCCATGCGCCACTCTGAGCCCAATAGGCACGGAACCCCCGTACCTGCAGCTCGTGGAACCACTGGCTCATGTTGTCGGTGTTCCAGAGGTTCACGGTGGCCTGCGCCATTGGAGCCTCCAGCGCGTGGCGCACCCAGAGGGCGAGTCTAGGGTGCAGTGAGTCGGCCATAGCTATTGCCCCCTGTGTGCGAGCCACTCAGCGTAGGCGGCGCGCAGGTGGCCTGCGCTGGCCGTTCCGTCGGGTCCCAACGCGCGTTGCACCCACTCCTCGACGCCCTGTGCCACGGGGTCCTCCAGGCCATCACCGTGGCCGTAGTGCTTAAGGCAGTAGGCGTCCACGGCCTCGACCGTGACGGCCCCCGCCTCGGCGTAGACGGTCGCGAACATCCGCCAGAGGCAGTAGGCGTGCGGCCACCAGTCGCCCGGCGCGTCGATAGCGAACTCGGTCTTCGCGGCGATCAGCTCCTGCCATTCCGGCTCTTTGTACTCTGTGGCCTTCATGGTATGCCCCTCCATGCCGCCTCCGGGCGGCTCTTGTTGTCTACTCGCCCAACAGCTTCTCGATCTCCGCCAGACGGCGGAGGAGCCTCTCGCGCTCTGCGGCCAAGACCTTGCGGTCTACCGCCGGCGGGGCCTTTCGCGGCCCGGCGGCGGTCGTTGCGTCAAGGATCGTGATCTGACCGGTGGTCACGACCTCGTCGGCCAGGCGGCGAGGGACGTCGCGGACGATCAGCACCGTACCCGCAAACGGCTCGAGCTTGGGGCCATTACGGCTTCCGCCGTTTGCCGGGAACCCTCCGCGGAGGACGCCGACCTTGTTCCCGAGCCGCACGGGGTTATCGCGTCCGGGGCGGTGCGCAAGCTCGCGGCCAACTGCGTAGAGCGTCTGCCGACTGCCCTCGCTGGTGGACAGCTCATATTCCACGTCCACGAGCTCGGGCGCGTCGTCACCGGTGGTCCCGTAGATGTCGACGAGGACCTCGCGAACGCGGGGCTCGTCGCGGATGTCGAACTCCCAGGCCCTCTGCTTGGCAAGCCAGCGGCCGCCGAGGTCGCGGGCCGCGGCCTTCCACGCGGGGTGGAAGGGGGCTACGACAGTGATGTAGCTTCCCGAGCGTTCGATGACAATGCTCACTGGTCGTCACCCCGCTTGCCAGCCATCCAGGCGTCGACGTCTTCCGGCCGGAATCGGCGTTCCCGGCGCTTGCCGATGTAGGACGCAACCGGCAAGTCCCCGCGGTCGGCCGCGGTGCGTATCGTGACGTCGCTGCAGTCGGCGCGGGCGGCGGCCCCGCCCACGCGCAGGAGCTTGTGCGCCGACTGCGGCTGGTAGTGGTCCTTGATGCTCTGGGGGACTACGGGTGTGAGCTCGTAGTTCCCGTGGTAGGGCCTACGGGCCTCCCACGCGCGGGGCGACAGCGGGGACACCGGCAGCAGCCACAAGGCGCCGTCGGTGTCCTCGGCCACCCAGTGGTTGGGGACGGCCGGGGCGTAGTAGAGCTTGGCAATCTGCGGCATGGCTCTCCTCCTACACTTCGGGGTGTTCCAGCTCCACGTCGATGTCGTCGCACATGTCCGGGAACTCGACGAGGTCGCAGAATGCACTGCTGATGCCAATGGCGCTGCCGTTGGCGGCGACCACTCGGCGACCTCCGACGAACCACGCCGGGCGCCAGTCGTTGCCGGAGTTGAGCTTCGCCGCGTGGAGGTACTCCTCCACGCACTGGCGCGGTGTGCCGACAGTGTCGGGCTCGTCGAAGTCCGCGACGACAAGGCCTGATGGCGTCTGCTCCACAGCGTTGGTCCAGCCAAACCCGACGTTGCGGCTCCTGCGCGTGACCTTGACTGTCGTCGGCATGCCTGCCGCCTCCCATTGCCCCCGTGGGGGCTGTTCTGTGCCCTGTCTCGCAACCCCGGTCCGCGGTGATGCGGACCGGGGAGCCTGTCAGTCTCTGATGGCGTTGAATGCTGCCACCATTGCAGCCTGCTGGTCGGGGGACAGGCCCACCCACATGCAGTGGGCACGCCCCCAGCGCGTCTTCGCCCCCTCCACCATGCCGACGCCGCGGTCCTCCAGGCGGTTGGAGTAGCCGTCGACGTCCTGGACGGTGAGCGGCTCAGGGAAGTCACTCATCCGCCAGGCGTGCAGCATGTGCTGCCACAACAGCGCGGGCTTCTCGTAGCAGTCGCGGTCGATGCCTATGAACCGCCCTTCCAGCACCTCGACCGCGTCGTCGACGAGACGGAGCATCTCGTCGCGCACGTCCGCCATGTTCTCGTCGGTGCAGGTGCCGGCAATGCGCACCAGCAGGCCTCCCTCGCGCTCACACGTCCATGTGGAGCCATCGGCGCGGAACTCGGTCTTGGCGTCGGCGTCAGTTCCCATTTCCTGTCTCCTGTTGACCGCGCCAAGTCTCAATGTACATGGCGCGGAGCTCGTCGCGTAGTTCGGCAGACCGCTCGGGGGTAATGCACTCATCGCCCTCGAAGACCGCGCCGGGCTCGAGCATGTCGGCTGGCGCGGTGTCCGGGGACGCCATTTCAAACGCGCGCTGGATGCACTCCAGCTCCCAGCCGGCGGGGGTGAAGGCCTGGCGCCACACGCCGCACCAGACGATCTGGTCGCCGGCGGCGAACGGCGCGTGGCAAGTGGCCCTGATTGCCGGCCAGGGCTCCTGGTCAGCTTCGGCGCGCCTGGGGCTGATGAGCATCGGCCAGTGCTCGCAGCGACCCGGGCGCTTGGCGACCATGCGCTTTCCGGCGCCGCGCTCTCGATCTATGAGTTCCTGTGCTGTCACCTGAACTCACTCCTGTCGGTGTCGGTCAGGCGTCGATGAATGCGTTGGGCACAAAGATGCCGCTGTCGTAGCGGGTGGCACGCTGAACGTCGTAACCCCGCACGTCAACCGACCGCGCGAGTAGTGCGCGGACATCCGGCTCCTCGTCGTCGCCGGCGACGAAGACGCCAGCGTAGGGGACGGTTCCGGCGATGCCCGCCACCACCCTGGCAGTCTGCGCACTGTCGAAGACCGCCTTCTCCGCCTCGTCGGACACGGCGATGGTGTGCGGGTCCTCGGGGTGCGGATCGGCGACGGCGAGGATATCGCCGTCCTCACGGCACACGAACTCTACCTCCCACGCTTTCGTGGCTGCCACGTCAATCACTCCCTTGTTTGCCGTCGGTCCGTGGTGTCGTCGTACCGCTTCTGCATTTCGTAGGCGAGTGCGTGGTGGCCGAGGGCACGGGCGGTTGCGACGGCTCCCGTGGAGAGCCCGAGGGCGCGAGCCGCCGCCAACTCCCCGCCCTTGTTGCGCCACCAGACTGCCTCGTCGATGATTGCCTGCAACGCCGCCTCCATCGGCCTCACCCCTCGTTGGATGGGGCCCGGCCAATCACCGGGCCCCGGGTGTGATCGCCACCTGCGAGAGCTCTGCGCAGAGACCGCTTGACGGTCGCCCGGAAGTGCGCGCACGCCTTGTGCCTGCACCGCGGGCAGTAGTCTGCGCGCATGGCCCTCACCATGGCGATGCGCTCGACTCTCCTCGCTGTGCTATCCATGGCCGCATCGCACCTCGTGCTCATGCCACGCACCAACCTGGGCCATGGCCTCGTCAAGCGTCAATGCTCTGCGTTCCCTGACGTTGTTCCGGCACCGCTCTACCACCTGGTCGTGGCAGACGAGCTGTGCTTCGTACCCGTGGGCGGACTGGACCACACGCCCCATCATCGTCCGCCCCACCGGAGCCTCGTAGACGGCAGATGCATCGCCCTGCATGGTGATCCCTCCTCGGGGGTGGGGGGCGCCCGGGGACGCCCCCACGTTGAAGATACCGTTGTGTGTCCGAGGTCTTATGCGGCCGGGTTCGCCCGCCGCGCCTCCTCGTCTATTCCGCGCGCCCCGTCGCGGGGGAGTTGAGGGCGCTGCGTGCTTGTCAATGTACTCTCTGCTTCATTACCTATAGTATAAACCATTTCATATAATAATGTCAAGCACTAATTTCTGGCACCTGTGGACGCCAAACGAAGAGAGCACCGGTGGTTAGCCGGTGCTCTGTCTTTGCTCTACTCTGTTGTGGAGGCTGATTGGGCTAGCCGTCGGGGGTCTCGTCGTCACCGTCCAGGAGCGTCTGCTGTGCGGACTGGGGCTTCGCCTTCGTCTGCGGGGGGGCGCGTTTGAATGTTGCCCGGTCGCGCAGGTGTTCATAGTCCAGGGCGCAGCACCCCCCTGTCCGCGAGCTCCGCCACGGCGCGGTCCGCATCGTCGAAGGAGATATCCAGCGCGAAGGCGATCTCGGAGGGCGCAGCACCGGGGTGTGCGCAGACATACGTGGTGACTTCATCGAGTAGCTGCGCGATTGGAAGGTCGCTGCGCAGGTCGACGACGGGTATGTCGAGGTAGTCGACGAACGTGGTTGGCATGCTGAAGGCGCCCCTCGTCGGCAGTGATTGCCTCCGGCTCATGGAGGCGCTGCGCTTGAGGGGGATTGTAGCATCGGTGGGCTGGCGTCGCAATGCCACGGATAGCTGGGCTACTCCCGCTGTTCCCGACGAGCGTCCGACTCCTCCGCCTGCTGAATGAGCCATGCGCCGATCTCCCTCGCCTTCTCTGGCGACATGACGAGCGCGCACATCACACGCCGCTCGATATGCGGGGGCTCGTCGCTCTCCGGAGCCGACGCCAGATGCACCAGAGCACCGTCGCTCTCCGCTACAGGAGCCCGAAGTTCGAGGGGAAGCCCGGGGAAATCCATGAAGAACCAGGCACTGACCATACCATCTGGTGTGATGCCGCCCCAGGCCCCGTTGGCAGGCAGCAATGGCGTCTCTTCGGCTCTGGTGAACATGAACGACAGGTGGTCTGAGCTCACCATATCACTTCCTTCTTGGGCGTTGCTTGTCCATCTGCTGCCACTCGCGCCAGAGGAGGACGAGGCTGACGGCTTTGTCCAGTGTGTCGCAGGGGGCGCCGTCGTAGGTGCGCAGCCAGACGACTTCCTCGGGCGAGAGGTCGGTGCCCAGGCGCTTGCGGATCGCTGCGGTTGTGATCCCCTGGGGTTTTCGCATGACGTAAAGAGTCTGTTGCGCGAGACAACTCAGGATTTGCTCATGGTATTCTATAGCGGCGTTAACACGGGAGGTGGGAATGTTGGAATGCATCGGCCCCGTCGTGCGTCCGCTAGTCATCGGTGTCCTGACGGTCCTGCCGTGCCCGCTGTATCCCCGCTCGGATTGCGCGCAGGAGGAGAATGGCGGCGTCCGCTGTAGCTACAAGGCCCCCGCAACGCGCCCTGCGGAGTGCATCCTGCTCGTGGTCGGTGATGTCCAGGGCGGCGATGAGGCCGTCGTCTTCGAGCAGGAGTAGCACACCGGGCTCCAGGCCCGCGAGGTCCGGGGCCTGCCCCAGGCGCTCCCCCCGCCAGCGCAAGACCAGCCCCATCGCTTCTTCGACGGTCTCGATGGCCTTGCCGGAGCGGCCGACGGTGCGGAGCGCGATCTCCTCGGGGGGCTCGAGGGCGAACTTGAACCTGGCTTCGAACTCCCCGCGGTCCACGATGTCCAGCAGATCGAGAGCGCCCTTGTGGCGGTCGTTGGGTCGCAGCCTGTTGACGATCGCCGGGTCTTTGCTGAGGTCGGGTTCGCGGGCCTTCTGGGCATCGAGGGCGGCGACGATGGCCGCGAGCTTGTCGGCGGGGCCACTGACGGGCACGCCGGCGATGGACACGGCGGACTGATCGGGGTCCGTATCTTCTGTGAAGTATGACAGTGGCTTTCCGGTGGCGTTGGCGATGCTACGGAGTTTGGACAGATCAGGCTCAGCCTTGTCGGCTTCCCACTTGTAGACGGCAGCCGCGCTCACTCCGCCAGCCGCAGATCCAAGCTCCGCCTGAGAAAGCCCGGCCTCGATTCTCGCCCCTGCAATGCGCCTCCCAAGCGTTCGCATACCCCATTATATCTATTGACGAAGCGGTAGAGTATGGACCGCAAAGAAGCGGGAAGAAAAGTTGTTGACATGGCAACCTAAGGTTGCTATACTGCCGGGTAGTGATACGGAGGGTTGCTTAAATGAACGGAGAGTTGCTCAGGCGACTGCGCGAGGCGGCCGGTATCAAGCAGAGCGACCTTGCAGATGCCGCCGACATGCACAACAGCGCACTCTCCACGTATGAGAGCGGACGGCGTGAGATGCCTGCGTGGATAGCCGAGAAGCTTCTGAAGACGATCGACGAGATGCTGGCAGACCGTACTGATGAGTTCACGCGACTACGCGGGGAGGCGGAGGCGGCGCGGGACGGGCAGGGCGAGGGGCAGGAGCCGGAGACAGACGACAAGGAGGCGGCATGATGCAGAGGCCATTCGGGAGCGAGCCGTTTGTGGAGCTGACGAGCAACGGCCGGCCATGTCTGATCGCGGTGGCGCAGGTAGTGATGGTCACTGACGGCATCCAAGGCGCCAGGGTGTTCCTGGAGGGAGGCCTGCGAGTGGACCCCGAGGAGAGCTGCGAGGAGGTCAAGCAGCGCCTCCTCGGGGCCCCGAGTGCGGAGAGCATGAAGCGCTACGGGGAGATCATTGCTGCTGCATGTGCGCCGCCATGCGCTGGCAGTGCTGCTGGTGAACCTGCAGGGAGCAACTGACGGTGTCTGATAGCCACTTACTGATAGCTCCAGAAGCTCCGGTCCATCAACATCGCCCTCAGCGCGGATGAGCTACTGGCCAGGCTGTCCACGCCGCCGGAGGCTTGACAACCTGTCGCACCGGTCGCGGGCAAGGGCCGCGGCCGGCAAAGTCGCCCAACGGCACCCTGCCCTCCCCCCACGCATCAGCAGGGCTGCCAAGGGCGCCCGGGCGGTGGTCTCCCACAGGGAACAGCGCCCCACCGCCCGGCTTTTTCGAGCACCACCACCTACCCGCGGAGGCGAACGATGCGACTCGCGAAGCTGACGGTAAAGACCACCGGCGAACCGACTTGGGAAAGGCTGGACCTGGCCACGAGTATCGCGGGCATCACGAACAGCGAGGGGACGTGCATCACCTACTCCGGCAAGAACTACGTGCTCGTCTCTGAGTCGCCTGAGTACGTGGCGGGCCTCGTGGAGACGCCGCCGCCGGCCGAGACGCTGGCAAGGGCCGTGGAGCTGGCCTGCCAGGGCCTGGCTGGGCTCAAGCCCTGCCCACACGACAACGCCGACGACTGCGAGCAGCACGCGGCGGGCGGCTGCACCCCTGTGGACTGCTGGCGGCAGTCCCTGCTGATGCAGGCCAACGACGCGCAAGGTGACGGCTGGGCGGCGTTCGACGAACTGCTGGCGAGAACACTGCCGGCGACGTCGGCCATGCTACAGGGGGTCCGCGACTGGCACCGCGAGCAGGCGGCGACGTTCATGGTGGCGCTGCGGATCGCCGTCGCAGACCTTGTTGATGGCAGGTGGGCAAGCACCTGCCCACGCAACGCAGACCTACTGTCCGAGGAGGGGAAGCGGTCCTACGGCTGCTACGGCGAGCCCGACGGGGACATCTGCGGCCGCGGCGACGGCGATTGCAGGGATTGCTGGGTCCGCTACTTCGTCGGTAGGGCGCGCGAACTGAGCCAGGAGGCGCCCGACGCCACTCGATGATACTCCCCCGCTGGGGCGTGTGACGCACCGTCGCAGGAGGGGGCCAGGTGGAACCAGATCGTAGGCGGGGCCGCGACGGCCCCCTCCACAGAGTCCGTCGGGAGTGAGAGGCAGGTGATGGGACATATGACTGCGAGCCGTCGGACCAGCGCGTGAGGGGAGGGGACCCGAACTGCAACCATGGCGCCCCGGCTTATTCCACGTGGCCGGGGCGCAGCAAACACAGACCGGTGAGAGCTATGGAACTGCGGAAAGAACAGAAGGCGGACGGGGTAGTAGGCCAGTACACGAGCGCGCAGTGGCTGGCCTCGGCGGACCTCGTGGCCGGCGCGTTCCGCAACCTGGCGCCGGCGGCCTTCGCCGCCGCCGTGATCGAGGACGGTGAGGCCGATGCCGACGACACAGACGCTGCAACAGCCGACGCCGACGCTGCTTGACATCCAGCGGGCCGCCTGGGAGCCCTACCGTCATTCCCTGCAGGTGCTGGACGCCGAGCCGAGCTTCAGCCGCGTGCAGGAGATGCAGGGCGCGCGACAGATGCTGGTCGACGTGCTCTCCCTGCCGGACACCACGCGCATCGTACCGGTGGAGGTCACATCCGAAGGCATGAGGGTGGTGGGGTAGATGCTGTGGGTTGTGGCCGCTCTGCTGATGACAATGGGGATCGCGAGGACGATAGCCGACTACAGGCGCCGCGAGCGTATCCGGCGCGACAACGAGGAATGGCTCCGTCAGTGGGCGGAGCGGTCGAAACAGATCAGAGAGTCGTGGAGAGGAGGCAAGTGGGAGTGAAGGGGCAGTGGAAGCCCGGCACGTCCGGGGGCAAACTGCCGAAGGGGGCGGCGGTAACAAGGGACGCCGCGGAGGAGGCGCTGGACATCATCCGCGATGGCGCGAGAGAGCTGCAGGGTCAGCGCTTCATGTTGAGGCTGACGCTGCACAAGTGGCGGGAGATCATGCGGAGCCCGTCGCCAACCAAGATCGTCCGGTTCACGGAGTGGCTGGCTCAGCAGGCGACGGCCGGGGTCGACACAGATGACCTCGAGAGGCTGAACGCACTGACGGGGCTGGTCTTGACGGAAAAGCAGCGAGCCCGCCTGGCGGGGCGGGCCCGAGACAACGCTACGGCATAGAAGAGAACGGCGGTGATTGTAGCATGGACCACGCGCGAACACAAGACGGCAACTGCTGCTGCCTCGATGTCCTGCTCGATGGCGTCCTCGGCAGACTGGCGCCGGCGGAGGCAGCAGACGACGTCGCGGACGAATGCCAGCGGATCCTCCGCGATGCGGACTCCCCTGAGACGCGGGCGATTGTCGGCGCCCTCGAGTCATTGGCGATGGCCGGCTACGCTCGGCACCTCAACAGCAAGGTGGTGACCAGCCGTGGACTGGCACGAACTGCGTAACACGGCCATTGACCACCTGCCCCACGAACTCGACGATTCCGTCCTGATGTCTTTTCTCCCCGACGCCGACCATGCGGCCCACTACGGCCCGATCTCCGGCGCCCACAACATCGAGTGGGTCTGCATCGACAAGCTGATCCTCGACGAGCACGGGACTTTCAGGGCCTACGGCACGCGGATGCTCACGCGGTTCAAGCTTCGCCTTGACATCGACGGCTGGGTGTGGGAGCAGGTCCGTGACCACCGGCGGTACGGCAGGCACGCCGCATCCATGGCGAACGCCGATCTGCAGAACCCCGAGACCTGGGTGGCACTCGCGGCCGACCTTCCTGCTGTGCTGGCGGTTGACTGTGCGTACTTCACCTGCGACGAGCTGGCGGCCGCAGAGATCAACCCGCGCGACAAGTGGCGGGTCCTGGTGGAGGCGGCATGATGAGTGCACTCGCCGTGTCTACCGACGAGATGCTGGCGGTTATGATGCTCCGCGCCCGGAAGGCGACGGCCGAGAGGCCGGCGGACCTCCGGAGCAGGCCTCTGCCCACGATGTCGGCGCCGGGGCTGATCGAGACGGCACACCACCTGGGGTGGCTGACGGCCGACGGCTGGGAGCTTGCGGAGCGCATGCTCGAGGCGGCGGAGGAGCAGAGGCTGCTCTTCGAGCGTGAGAGGGCGGAGGCCGCGGTTGTCCAGGCGGAGCGGAGGCTGGTGGCATGACTCCACCCACCGCCACCTACGAGATGGAGCTTAGCCAGGCCGTCGAGGGCATGATCCACACCTACCACACCGAGAGCGACATCCTCGGCGCCAGCAAGATCGACACCTATCGTGACTGCCCAAAGTCCTACGAACTTCAGTACGTGGCAAAGATCGAGGTTCCAAAGTCACCGGCAATGCTCGTCGGGTCATGCGTGCACGAGGTGCTGCGCAAGGCCCACGCCGAGCGGTGGACGCCCGACGACGCCGCCGAGGCCGGGCAGCTACTGCGGGACCTGTGGGTGCGGGTGGCGCCCCACACGCGGCGGAACGGGCGTGGGGAGGCGATTAGCCGCGTCGAGACGCTCGCCACGCGGGGCCTGCCATGGTATCTGCGGTGGCAGGAGGGACAGATCTCGATTGCCACCGAGGAGCGCTGGCGGCAGACGGTCCCCGGGACGGACATAGAGCTCCAGGGCACGTGGGACCGGCTCTATCGCCACCAGGGACTGACGGTCGTCAGCGACTGCAAGAGCGGCAAGCACCTCCCGCGCGACATGGACAGTGACCTGCAGCTCACGCTCTACTCGTGGGCCTACCGGCAGATGTTCGGCAAGCCGGAGGACGCCATGGAGATCGTGGGCGTGGGTCTGCGGAAGGCGGTCCGGACCGTGCGTGATGACCTCTTCAACCAGCAGGTGATTGAGAGTGTGGTGCTGCCGGTGGCGGCGGCCATCGCCCGCGGCGACTTCCCGCCCAACACCAACAACCGCTATGGCTGCAACTACTGTGACTTCAAAGACGCCTGCCCTGCGGGGCAGAGTAGGAGAGCGGCATGAGTATCGGATCAATGATCGAGGGCTTCCGGCGCAAGAGACTGCCTCGCCTGGGGAAGATCGGCTTGGGTGAGAAGGCGGTCAAGGACGGCAAAGAGTACCCGCGCGACCTGCCGCATTTCGATCTCGCCGACGCACCGGGGGTCGCCGATGTCTACGGCGCCAAGCCCACGGAACTCGACGTCATGGTGCCGTGTGTCGACATCGCCGAGTGGTTTCCCGTGAGCCTCAAGCGGTACGGAACCGACCGCCTGCTGTGCCGGGGCGACGGGAACACCGCCGTGGCATTCAACAGCGCGACGGGCGGGTTCGAGGAGATCGCCTGCCACTACAAAGACTGCCCTCACTTCCTGGAGAAACGCTGCACGGAGGTCGGCAACCTGATGGTGATATTGCCGAAGGTCAGCATCTTCGGCGTTTTCCAGATCGACACAGGTAGCTTCCACGGCATAAACAAGGTCTACGACGCCTACGAGATGGCGCTGCAGCGCGTCGTCGACATCACGGGCAATCCCCAGGACATCCTGCGTGTCCAGTTCCGCCTGGCGCGGATCCCGGAGGCCATCACCTACACGGGGGTTGATAGGGAAGGCAAGCCGTTCCTGAAAACCGTCACGAAGGCACTCCTGAACTTGATCCCACCTCAACTGAGCTTTGACGATGCGAAGCAGCTTCACGCCGCCATTGCCGCCGAACGCCGCCAGCTCTCTGGCGGGCGAGTGGCGCCGCCCGCGGCGCTTCCTGCCCCCAGTGCCTCGTGGGACGAGGCTGAGGAGGGCGAGGTCGACGTGGACGTGGACGTGGACGTGGACGAGAGCCAGCCCGAGGGCTTGTACCCGAACGCCGCGCCGCCGGCGGCGAGCCTCGAGCAGAGGGCACAGTGGGCGGAGCTCGTGGAGCAGGCGGTGGCTTTGGGCGCGGATGCCGCGGACGTCGAGAGCAAGGTCTGCGGCGCCCTGGGGCAGAGCCGTTTTGAGGACCTGGCGGAGGAACAGGCGACGGAGGCCATCGAGGGGCTGCGGAAGGCTATTGAGCAGTGGTCGCAGGGCCAGCCCGAAGAGGCAGACGGCACAAAGGCGGGGCCGACGTCCGGCCAGGTCGACGCCTGGGCGGCACTGCTCGAGCAGGCCGCCGGCATGGGCAAGGTGCCTGACGTAGTGGAGAAGATGGCTTTGAAGCAGTTCGGAGTGGCGTTCTTCACCGAACTTGACGGGGAGCGGGCAGCGCAGGCGGTGGACGGTCTGAAGGCGATGCTGAAGACGTGGGAGACAGCAGCCGCGGCGGAGAGCGGCGGCGGAAACGGCAAGAAGACACGGGCGAAGGCGGCGGGTGAGAGCCAGTCGGCCAAGGGCGCTACACCGGCGCAGGCGCCAGCGGCTACGGACGCACCGGCCGCGCAGCCGGCGGCGAGTGGCAACGGCGGCCAGGCGTCGTTTGGGGGGTTCAGGTGATGGCCAAGACCAGCCAGATCACGAAGATCAGAAGCATCAGCGTCCGCAACGTGCGCGGCGTGCGTGAGGCGGTCATCGAGCCGCAGGCCCTCACCCTCCTCCTCGGCCACAATGGGGAGGGCAAGACGACGGTCGCGGCTTCCGTCCAGTACGTTCTCCAGGGCTACTGCCGCTACACCCAGAAGAACGGCAACCTCTCGGGGCGGCTGGTCCGCCACGGTTCGCGCGCCGCGGAGATCACCCTCGAGACCGACCGTGGGGCGATCAGCCGGCGCATCGAGCCGGGAAGCAAGGGCCGGCTGGTCAGCGACCTCCCGGACAAGGACGCGGCGGCGGAGCTGACGGCGTTGCTGCCGAGGGCGGATGTGCTCGACTGCATGCTCTCGCCGGGCGCGTTCCTCGCGCTGCCGGCGAAGGACCAGCAGTCCCTCCTGTTCGGCTTGGTCGACGGCGCGGACGTCGACGCCTCGTGGGTGAGAGCAAAGCTCAATGACGAGCAGTTGGCCCTGCTCGAAGACGAACTGGCCACGACGCTGACGGGCAGCGGGCTGCTGACGATGCTCAAGGAGGCGGCGTACAAGCGCCGGACGGAGGCGAACGGGAAGCGAGACGCGCTGCAGAAGGTGCTGGAGGCGGCCGAGGCCCAGGCCTCGACGCAGGCCGCCGAGCCCGCGGCGGACATCGGGGCACTGACGACCGCCAGGGACGCGGCCAGCAGGGCGTACATGGACGCCGTCGGGGCTCTGAAGGCGGCCGAGAAGTCCCAGCAGGCTAACGGCGCGGCGGCCAAGGCCGTGGAGGATTCAGAGGCGGAGGTCGCGCGCTGGGAGGAGCTGTTGGGTCGGTCGGTGGTGCAGCTCAAGGGAATCAAGCCGCCTGAGAGGCCGCGGCCGACAGACGAGGAGATCGGGGGTCTTCGAGAGGCGGCGACAGAGGCGGCGAAGGCCGTCAGTGCCCTGCGTGAGGAGGCCGCGAGGGTCCGTGGGCAAGTCGAGACCCTCGGCCCCCAGATCGAGGCCTTCGCGGCCGCCGAAGGCACCGGCTGTGCCGTGCTGCCGACGGTGGAGTGCCCGCTGTCGGCGACCGACCGGGAGGCGGCGGTGGCCCGTGCGCGAGAGGGGCTGGCTGAGCTCAGCGCCAAGCGCGACGACCTGGCTCGAGAGATCAGAGAGGCGGACACGGCGGCGGCGCAGGCGGGCCTGGCGGCGGGCAATGCCGAGAACCTGCGGGACGCCTGGAAGGGCCACGAGCAGCAGAAGAGCGATCTCGAGCGTGCCGTCAGCGAACGGAAGGAGGGCCTGGCGAAGGCCAAGACCTCGCTCACGTCGGCACAGGCGGCAGCCGACAGCCTCGAAGAGCCCGACATCGAGGGGTTGACGGAGGCCAGGGACGAGGCGGAGGCCTCGATGCAGGCGGCGCAGGCGGCGCTGGACGCAGCCGTACAGGCGGCGGCGAAGGCCGAGGCCGGGGCGGAGACGGCCGACGACACGGAGACCAAGCTACAGGAGGCGGAGCGCGTCTGGCACGTGCTGGATGCGCTGGTCAAGCGGCTCGAACCCGCGGGGTTGCCGGCGGAGGCGATGGCCGAGAGCATCGGCCGCGTGTTGGAGCCGATCAACGACGCGCTGGAGCCCTGGGGCTTCACGCTGGAGGCCGAACCCGGCGCGGAGTTCGAGCTTGCGGTGCGCAAGGCCGGGGATCAGCAGGCGACACCCGTCGTCGCCCTTTCCGACAGCGAGCAGTACCGAGTGGGAGTGGCCTGCCAGGTGGCGTTCGCAGGGCTCACGAGCTGGCCGCTGGTGGTGGTCGATGGCGCCGACATGCTCGACATGCACAACCTCAGCCCACTACTGGCCATGCTGTACGGCAGCGGCGTCCGTGCACTGGTGACGTGCACGCCGCGCGAGTATGTCGAGGCGGGGGCCCTGCCGACGCAGTACCCGACAGGGTCCGGGATAGCCGTGTACTGGGTGAGTGGCGGGATGGTCGGCCACGGCGCCGCCACGTTGCTGCCGGGGGGCGACGAGGGGAGGAAGGCGGCGTGAGTTCTTGCGGTACGGCGACGACCAGCCGCTCCGCTGCGAGGCCTGCGTGAGCGATGGGCGAGGAGATGCTGAGGTGAGCGAGACACCAGCCGAGGTCAAACACTACAACGACATCTGGTGGCACACAGCCCACCACATCCGGCATACCCGCGAACTCTCTGGAGAGGCCGTATTCGCGGAGAGCGAGGCCATCGCCCGCAGGCTCACTGAGCTGCAGGAGCAACGCGACCACGCGCTGGCGGAGCTACTCACGCTGCAGGCCCGCGCCACGACGCCCGACACCGCCCGGACCCTCGCGGACCTGCAGCAGGCCATCTATGACCTGACCGACCCCTGTGGCGACGAGGGCACCGTCGAGACCATCATCGAGACGCTCAAGCGCGCCATGGACGTCGTGCTCGCAGGAGCGGTGGAGCGCGACGCCCTGAAGCTCCGCGTGGCGGAGCTTGTCGAGATGCAGAACGTCCTGCGCGGACGACTGATCGAGGCGGAGCACAAGCGCGCCGCAGAAAGGGCTCACCCGACCATCACCCGCGAGACGCTCGTCGCCTACGCCATCGTACAGGAGACCCCGGAGGAGCAGGCGCGCGCCATCTGGTGGCTGCGCGACGCGGCAGACGAGGCTGCAGACACACTCGGGCTGACCTACGCCGAGCCCTGCGCGGGCGACGGCTGCGACGGCGTCGCGCTGGACAGCACGGAGAGCGCGCTCTGCGCCAGTTGCGCGGATGCTGAGAAGGCATAGAGCAAGCGGGCCCCGCTGACCTTGGCCGGGGGCGGGGCCCAAGCCCAACACCACCAGAGAGGTAGCAGGACGATGATAGCACAGATCGCCATTGCGGCGCTGATCTACGCCCTGCCGACAGCCCCACCCGATCTTCCCGCCGACCCTGCGATGCGGTGCGCGGTCAAGGCCCTGGCGGGCCACTACGGCAGCCTCAGCGAGTGGCAGACCAAGGGGTACGCGGCCATCGTCGCGGACGGCCGCCCTCGTGCCCTCGTGCTGACCGCCTACTACGGCACAGAGCCGTCCGGACGCTACGACGGGCACGACCAGCGGTGCAGCATGCGCACGGCGGCCAGCAACCGCCTGGCGCAGTACACGTGGCTGTGGACGCCGCAGGCGGGTCTGCGGCAGGTGCTGGACACGGGGTCGGCAGCCAACGACCACAATGCCGAGAGGCTGGGCGGGACGTGGGTTGACACCTGGTGGCCGACGCAGGGGCAGGCGAGGGTGGACGGGTGGGTGGTTGTGAGAGGGACGGTTGCAGTGAGAGGGGAGCGCTGAGACCATGACACAGACACCAACCGAGACGCTAGTAGCAGCCGTCCCAGAGCTGACCGGCCACAACGCCATGGACCTGGACGCTCTGTTGCACGGGCTGAGTATGCTCACGCTCGGAGACGACCGCCGCCGCGTGCTCAACGACATCAAGATCAAGGGCTTCGCGGTCGACGACGGCGACGGCGACGGGATCACGCTGACCGAGTGGGGCCAGGTGGTTCTGACTGCCCTGCAGCACTGGGTGCAGGACACCATCGTGGCCGATGCGATGGAGACGCAGCCAAGCAATCTGCGGCTGGCGGAGACGGCGCTGAGGATGCGGGCGGAGCGCACTGGGGCGACGGGCACTTCGCCGGCGCTGGACCAGCTCGAAGTGGCGGTGCTGCAGCGGCTGGCGAGGCAGCCGGGCGGGGGGCTGTCTGACAGCATGTGGACGGGTGACGAGCGGTGTGCGCTGGGCGGGCTGATGCTGCGGGAGCCGAGGCTCGTGGACATCCCGCCAATCCCGAGGTCGCGGTGGGCTCGCTGGTTCATCACGGCGGAGGGCCGGGCGGCGCTGGAGGCGGGTGCAACCCATGGCAACTGACGAGCACAACGAGCTCTGGGACCGCATTCGCAAGCAAGTGCTCAGAGCCTGCGCGCACCCCATTCGAGATTACCAGCACGCCGAGGCAGAGGGGATCGCCGGTCACGTGCTCAGCATCGCCGAGGAACGAGACGCCCTCCGCGAGGAGCTTGCGGTGACGCGCAAGGCCCTCGCCGCGCTGCAGGCCGAGAGGGAGGCGCGAGATGGGCAAACTCGCTGAGCGGTACGGCATCAATAGCCAGAAGGCGGACCCAGACCCCTACCCGGTTGACGTGACCAGCTTCGGCCGGACGCACCACGTCACCTGCGACGCCCTCGGCATCAGCGAAGAGTTCGAGGGCAGCTACACGGCGGCGCTTGACTTCGGCAAGCGGCTGGTGAAGGCGCACCTGCGGGAGCACGGGCCGGTGAAGGTCGAGCGCGTGGAGGAGCCAGGCCAGGCGGGCGATGACGACGACGACGTCTTTGGAGGGTTCTAGCTTGATCGACCTGTGGGAGCACCAGCAACAGGCCGTCGACAAGCTCGGCCCGCTGGGCAGCGGCATGCTGGCCTTCGACATGGGCGCCGGCAAGTCGCGCACCGCCCTGGCGCTTGCAGTCAAGTGGCGGTGCCGCCGGCTGCTGATCATGTGCCCGAAGTCCGTGATCCGCGTGTGGCCCAAGGAGTTCGCCAAGTGCGGCCTCAGCAACTGGCTGGTGCTGCCACTTGACGAGGGGACCGTCAAGGACCGCGCCGCCAAGGTCGGTGCCAGCTTCCTCTGCGCCGACGTCGACGACCTAGGGCTCGCAGTGGCGCTCAACTACGAGAGCACGATCCGCGAGCCGATGGCGTCGACCCTCGCCGGCTTGCCATGGGATCTCGTGGTCTACGACGAATGCCACCGGATCAAGGCCGCGGACGGCAGGCAGTCGGAAGTGGCAAGAACTACTGCCAGGAAAGTACCCCATCGCCTCTGCCTTTCAGGGACGCCCATGCCCCACAGTGTCCTCGATCTGTTCCCGCAGTTTGAGGTCATCAACAGGGACATCTTCGGCACCGACTTCTGGGCATTCAGACGCCGTTTCGTCGTCACGAAGGAGCAGGACATGCGGGAGAACCCACGGCCCTTCGGTCGCAAGATGCTCGACCTCCTCAATGCCCTGAAGCCACCCTTCACCCCCGACGAGCGGGCGGCGGCTGTCGACCGCTTCGGTGAGCCGGCCGTCGCATGCCTGGAACGGTCCGGCCACGTCCAGCCGACGGCCCAGGCCCTTGAGTACCTGGGGCATCGGCGCATTGACGAGATGCTGCAGGACCCGAAGACGGCCTTCATGCGCACGGCCGTTGCCAGATACAAGGACGTCGACCAGGCGCAGGCGGCTATCGAGCCCTGGACGTGCCGCGTCATGACGCGCGATGTCGTCGACCTGCCGCCCGTCACGCACATGGAGCGCCTGTGCCTCCTGGGAGCGAAGGCTCGCAGGGCACACGACCAGGCGGAGACGGAACTGCGTGTCGAGATCGGGGACGGGCGATCCGTAGACACCGCGTGTGTCTTCGCCAAGCTCACGCGCTGCGCCCAGATCGCCAACGGCTTTCTCCCCGCGAAGGACGACGAGGGTGAGACGGAGATCATCGAGCTCGGGGACGAGAAGGCCGAGCTCCTTGCCGACGTCCTCTCCGATATCCCCGCCGACGAGCCCGTGGTGATCTTCTGCCGGTTCGTCCACGACCTCCAGGTCATCAACGCAGTCTGCGAGAAGCTCGGCCGCAAGTGTGGTGAGCTCAGCGGTCGACGCAACGACCTCGCCGCCTGGCAGGCCGGCGACGTCCTCGATCTGGCGGTGCAGATACAGGCGGGAGGCGAGGGCATCGACGCCTCACGTGCCCACTACTCGATCTACTTCTCCGTCACATTCAGCCTGAAGGACTACGAGCAGAGCCTCAAGCGCACGGACCGCCCGGGTCAGCAGTCGGCGGTCTTTGTCTACCACCTGTTGGCGGCGAATACGATTGACGAACGGGTGTACGCGGCACTGGCAAACCGCAGGGAGATCGTGGGAGCCGTCATGGACGGCCTGGTGAAACAGGGACGGCGGCGCAAGAGCGCCTAAAGCAGCACGTACAGGCATCAGAGAGTACCAGCAATGTAGGCAGGAATAACTGCCAATAAGAGGGCCGCGAATGACGTGCTTGACGCCCCTGACGGCCGGTGGTACGATGGCGACACCTCTGGGGAGAGGTAGTCGCAGGCCGTTCGTGGTTCTACAAGCACGCCTTCACAGTCCATCAAGTTCGGCCCCGGCCTACGGCCTGCGCGACCTCTCCCCAGAGAGCGCAACCAAAGCCGGGGCCGCTTTGTGTTCTGGCTCCGGTGACACGGCAAAGCCCCGGCGGTGTCGTCACCACCCCGGGGCGTGGCCGACGCAAGGAGCTGCGTCGACATGGCCCATTGTACCACACTCACGTTTGCTGGTGGTTGGTCGGTCATTCACGATGACGCGCAGGCGGCACGCATTGACTTCGCGGTCTTGGACAAACTGAAGGGACTTCACGTGCTCGAAGCCGGAGACCTGGGGGAGACGGACGTGAGGGTGAGCGGCGCGGGCGGCAGCCTCTACCTGGAAATCTATGGCGCGCTATCGGCCGCGCAGTCGGCGGATCTGGTGGTACTCGCGATGTCGGCGTTCACACTTGGGAGACTCTGTTAGGAGGAGACATGGGGGACGACCGCTGGGGCATTACGCCAATCCCCACAACCTACCTGGGATACCGGTTCCGCTCGCGCCTGGAGGCCAGGTGGGCGGTGTTCATGGACGAGCTGGGGATCCCGTTTGAGTACGAGCCAGAGGCGTTCGGACTCGACGGGACGCCCTACCTGCCGGACTTCTGGCTTCCCCATCAGCGGTGTTGGATCGAGGTCAAGCCCATGCTGTGTGCCGTAGGGCAGCGCGAGTTCGAGTTGTGCAGGAAGCTTGCGAGAGAGACGGACTCGCTGGTGTTCGTGCTGACGTATGAGCTGTGGCCGATCAGGAAGCTCAGGTCAGGGGTCGTCACTGAGGGGTTTGGCTGGGTTTCGCCAGATGGAAGCTGTGACGTCATGGCGGAGTGGGGGTGGTGTAGTCAGTGCGAGCAGTTCGTGATCGGCGAGTGGGGCCTACATCACCCCGGTGGCGAGCACACGTTGTACGACGAGATAGCACGGGACCCGGCGCAGGACGCACGCATAGTGCGTGCCTACGAGCTCGCGCGGGGGAAGCGGTTCGACAAGGCTGCAGCATAGGAGTTGGCAATGTCTCGGCACAGAACGCTCGACGAGGAATTTTGGAGGGACCCGAAGCTGAGGCCGCTCCCGATGCACACCAGGTTCCTGCTGGCTGCCCTCATCACAGACATTGCAGATGACGAGGGACGCTTCGAGGTGTCCCCCTTCGCACTACTGGAACTGGTGTTCAACAGGCTTGACCCCGTCGACGTGGAGGATGTCGAGAAGTCGATCCAGGATCTTGAGCGGATAGGTGTGGTGAGGTGTTACGGGGATGGCCAGTTTGGGTTCCTGAGGTCGTGGTTCAAGCGACAGATCATCGACAGCAACCAGCGGACTCCGAGCTCTCTTCCAGAGCCTCCCAGAGACGATCAGACCCCCCTGACGTCGTGGGAGCAGATGGACAAGATACTGGCTCTGTACAAGCAGCAACATGGAAAAACACGTGCCTGGAACACCGTTGCCGCTAGGTGGTACATGGTGCTCTCTGTGGACGAGAGGGAGCGGATAGACCGGCAGTTGGAGATGACTGGCTCCATTCAGTTGGTAGGTGGAGCAGTTGAGTTGGCAACTCATATCAACACTTGCCAGGAGTTGCCAGAAGTTGCGCCTGAAGGGAAGGGAAGGGAAAGGAAGTACGGCAACGGCGGGGAGCGCGCGCGCACGCGAGGTGGCGGGACTGACGCTCCGGAGCCCACGGACGGCCAAACGGCGCCCCCCGGGAATTGCTCTGACGAGCAGACGGCAGACGTCGCCAGGGCCGTCCTGGCGTCACCGGCGGGACGGCGACGCAACAGCGGCGAGTGGGTCCAGACCGCCGCGGCCTTCTGCCAGGACTACCCCGACGTCTGTGGGCCAAGCGAGGTCGTCAGGCGCATCAGCCGTGACCCGCCAAAAGCCGGTGACAGGTTCCCTGACGCGTACTTCCTGCGCCTCTTCCCCGAGATCGGCGGGAAGGCCAAACGCGAAGACCAGTGGCGCGCCAAGGTCCCCGACGGCATACCGAACGCGGTGGCGGAGCAACTGGGGGCGGCATTCTGGCTCAACTACGACAACCGGGACGTGCGCTGCAGTGCGATACTGGAGGCGAAGCTGAATGAGTACAAGCGGGCCGGATGACGTCAAGCTGGCGTTCGCCAGAGACCCCATGCCCATCGTCACGGCCTTGGGGCTCAGGGTCGACGAGCGCAAGAGCAAGATCCCGCAGTCCGTCTGGTGCTTCGATGGGAGCGAAACTGAGGCGAGCCTGCTGATCGGCGGCAAGCTTCAGGGGCTGTGGAAGCGTTTCGGCGACGACGGAAAGGCCGGTGATGTCTTCGACCTGGTGCAGAGCGTCCGCGGCTGTGACTTCCCGGCGGCATTGGAGTTCGCGGCAAGTGTCTACGGCCTCGACCCGGCAAGCGTTCCGACCCATGTACCAGAGCGCAGGCGGAAGGTGGTGCAGGAGAGGCGCTGGGGAGCGAGAGAGGCCGACGGGCGTCTCGTTGCCGAGCACGTGAGGCTGGACTTTGAGGACGGCCGAAAGAGCATGTGGTGGGAGAGGAATGGGCGCAAGGGCCTGGGAGAAGTCGGCGTCAACATGCTGCCATTGTACAACCTGCCGGCGCTGATCGCGGCGGACGAGAGCTGCAGTGTGATCGTCACCGAGGGTGAGAAAGCGTGTGATGCTGTGACGGCGCAGGGGTACTTGGCTGTCGGCACGTATGGCGCGGGTGCTACTCCGACTGGGGAGAGGTTGGAGCCTCTGTTGGGACACGCTGTCTACCTGTGGGCAGACAACGACCCGGCAGGCCGAGACCACATGCGCAAGCTGGGTACGGCTCTCCAGGACCTGGGCTGTAGCCCACTGGTCGTCAAGTGGCCCGAAGCGCCGGAGAAAGGCGACGCGGCGGACTTCGCCGGCGACATCGGAGAGCTCTTGGAGAACGCTGAGCTGATGCCTGTGGCAGAGGATGAGCCGGAGGAGGTGTCACCGGCGCTGGAAGACCAGGAGCGCCTCGTTGTCGGCGCGATGCTGGGGGACGGGGTGCTGCGGTCGTGGTGCTTGGTCAACGTCCGGGCGACGGACTTCTCGGTCCCCGGGCACAGGGCGATCTTCGAGACCATCGGGCTGCTGCAGGCGGAGGCGGGGGTTGTTGACGCCACGCTGGTAGCGGCAAGGCTCGAGACGCGGTTCCCAGACCTGTCACCGGGAATGCTGAGGCTCTACGCCGATAGGGTGCCCGATAGGGCGACGCTGAGACAGCATGCCCTGTCCTTGCGCGAGGCGGCATTGGCCCGCGAGGTCCAGAAGCTGGGGCGGAGGCTGACGTCGAGCAAAGAGGGCAGGCGCGCCCTGGAGACGGCGCAGGTGCAGCTCCGGGAGATCGTCGGAAACCTGCAGGGGACGCGCACGGCTGAGCCGGTCTTTGACAGGTCTGTCGACCATATCGAGCGTTCGGAGCGGCTGAGGTACCAGCCATACGAGCTGTCCGGGGCGAGAACGGGGATATGGGAGATCGATAAGGCGATACGCGGGATCGCCGACCAGCAGCTCGTGCTCGTCAAGGGGCAGAGCGGCTTTGGGAAGACAACGCTCTCGCTCCAGTGTGTGTTCGAGAGCTCCGCGGCCTACATCGGACGACAGGACGTCGTTGGGCTCGTGTACCTGCTGGAGGACACTGAGTTCAGCGTGTTCCGACGGTTCCTGCAGTGGGACGGCTATCTGCCCGAGAGGTTCGTGAGCGAGGGGGGCGCGCGCATGAGGTGGGGCAAGGAAGGCGATAGCATGGACCGCCGACTGGGGAGAGCATACGCTCGATGGCCCGAGCTACCGCTGAAGATAAGCGACAGGATCAACCAACTCGGCGATCTGGAGATCGACATCCGAAATCACGCGATGGAGAAGCAGGTGCTGTTCGTCCTTGTTGACTATGCACAGCGTGTCCGAGGCGGAGACGGTGACAACTTCACCCAGAGGCTTGAGGACTGCGCAAACCGTATCGCCAACCTCGCTGGGGAGATCGGTGCACCGATCATCGTCCCCAGCCAGGTCACGATACAGCAGGACAAGCGCCACACGGAGAAGCACGCCACGGGGTGGAGAGACGCGGCAAGCCTGGTTGTCGAGATCGAGCGCGGAAGGCCAGGTGACGCGCTGCATGAACAGCAGCAGTCGAGCGAAGTGCTGATCTTCTGCGACAAGTGCAGGAACAAGCGGCCGTTCAAGCCAACCCTGTGCCAGGCGGATTTCGACTGCAGGCGTATCTACGGTCCAGAGCAGTGGGAGATGCTGGAGATGGCAAAAACGCAGGGCCTGGAGCCAGGTGAAGTACCGGCTGCTCCAGACGAGAGTGAGGACCCATGGGCTGCGTAGACGAGATGCGAAGCGTGCGGGCTGCGTAACGTGGTTACATAATGTGACCAGAACACTTTGGGTGCCTGGGGCGGCGATACACGGTACGTCTCGGGCGCCAAAAGAAAGGAAAACCAAACTTATGGCCCCTGACTACGTGCAGGCGAAGGACGTGAAGCTGGTCGACGGCTGGGGGGACACGGTGGTCTATGTGCTTGCGGATGAGCCGCGGTGGATCGAGAAGCAGCTTCGCGAGCAGGTGGAACGCCACAGGACCGTGTTGGACGATTTGCGCTTCGTCTGGCTGTGGACGAGCAAGACGCTGCGTGAGAAGGGCGCCGTCTGCGCGGCGAAGGTCAGCGTCGTCAACGAGAAGACGCAGGTCCTCGTCACCGAGCTGGGGGCGGAGGTGAAGGCCCCGCATTTCATGGTCGAAGTCAACGTCGGCGAGTGGTTGGCGATGACGGAGGAGCAGCGGTGGGCGACGGTCGACCACGAGCTCTGCCACTGTGAGCCCGGCCCGGCGGTGGTCGGCCACGACCTGCAGGAGTTTTGGGGGGTGGTGGAGAGGCACGGGCTGTACAGCAACCGCCTCAGGACGATGGCGGCGGCCATGCAGCTCCAGCTTCCAGGGTTGGACGCCGAGGGGCTCAAGGACTACCTCGAGCGCGGGGAGAGGGAACTGGAGAAGATACTCGGCGCAGCAGACAAGATAGCGGACGGCACGAGCGTAACGCTCAGCTACGGCGACAAGTCGGTGACGATGGACGGCGCGGCCTTCGAGCGGGCGACGGAGCGGTTGGTGGAGATGTCGGGCAAGGAACTCGGGGAGCTGGCGGAGGGGCATGATGAGACAGAGCCCACGGACGGCCCAGTAGGGGAGGCGGCGTAGACCATGGCGACGAGGAAGAGCCGGCTTGTGAGAAGCAAGCGCGTAGAGACGCGCGTCGTGCGCTACTTGGCGGGCGAGCAGGCGGCCAGGGACTGGAAGGAAGACCACGACATCCACGTGGAGGACAGCGAGGGCCGGACGTGGATTGGGGAGGTGAAGTCAAAGGCCTGGCCGGCGGGGCCGCGGGGGCTGTGGACGCTTCTGCGGGATGCGCTCGAGCAGGCGGAGAAGCACTCGCTGCTTGCCTTCGCGGTCTACGTGCCGGTACATGCCGAGATCGGCGACGCGCTGGTGATGGTGCGGCTGTCCGGGGTTCCTGTGATCGTGACGCTGAACCAGTTCAAGTTCAGGTTTCTCGGCGCCGAGGCGCTGTGTGTGTTTGAGGACGACGAGGGGGACCGCTCCTGCCCTGAGCTGATCGCGCTGACTGGCGTTGAGACGCCAGAGGCAGCATAATGCGCTGACTTATGTAAAGTAGCGCCCCTGAGCGCCCGAAAGGGCGTTTCCGATGGGTGGGGCGGAAGTGGCCCTGCGGAGAGAACGTGGTGCCACAGGGCTTCAGGACGGGGCATTCCCTGCGAGCGCTCAGGTCTGCATAGCTTCGGGGGTGCAAAGGTGGGTAAGTCTGAACTGAGGACGGTCTCAGGGGCCGGAATACTGGCGCAGGGGCAGCCGAGCTGTTTCGGCAGACGCCTCGGGAGACGCCCAACGTGGATGGAACTCCGCCGACTGGAGCCACGGCTCTTCGCACTGCTGAAGGAGGCCAAGGCTACGGACGGCAGCGACAGAGCACATCGTGGTCTCGCGGGAGGGTGAACATGCCTGACAGGCTGAGCTTCCTTGACCTGCTCCAGATCGCGCTCATGTGGGGACTGAAACCGCCAGATGCGAGGGCAGACTCCATGTTCCGCTTCTCAACTGGAGTTCGGGAGAGCCGATGGTGGGTTGTCTTCTGGCGCATAGCGGGTGTGACGGCACGCTACGGCTCTCGCGTGGCGCACCTGAGGCCGTTCACGGGGTGGGTGGGCGACTTCGACACCTCGGTCATCGCAGACGCTCCGCTCGTGTTGGCTGAGGGTATGTCGGCGGGTGTTCGCGTCTTCTGGCATCCCACCCGGAACTTGGTGGGGGCGGCCGTTGAGGTGAGTAACGCCCTCCTGCGCGAGGCAGGTTGCGGCATCGATCCCCAAGTGCGAGACCTGATGCGCAAGGGACTCGAGACGATGGCAGTCACGCCGCCACACCCATCCGTCCTCAACGACATGCGGTCCCTGGTATCGTTCGCCCGTGAGCTGGGTACCATGGAGGCCATTGAATTCAAGTACACCGACGCCCCGCAAGGAGCTGGAGGCTGAGCATGCCGTCTGAGACACCGGGCAACGAGTTCGTGGTTTACGTCAAGCAGGAGCTGACAGACCCGCTCGATGGCATCTACGTCATAGCCACCGAGGCCACCGTTGTCTGGCCAGATGGTACCGAGGAGACGTTTGGCAGGCGCGACGGGATCAACCTCGAGACTGCCGTCCAGCTCCCGGAGACTGAGTACGTGATCCGGAGGCTGGCGGTAGGCGCAGTATTCGAGTATGTCACAATTCAGTGGGCAAAGGTGCGCGCGCCGGGAGTGGGAGGCTGAGCATGGACAAGCTGCCTGACGTAGTGAGCGGCGCGGACGGCTGCGAGCTCGTACTGCCGGCAGCCGGCGAGACGAGCATGCGATTGCGCATGAGGCGCGAGTGCGGGCTGAAGCTCACGCTGGAGGTCCAGTGTGAACCGCAACTGCTGGAGATCCTCCAGGAATGGGAGCGCGGGAAGGCCGCGACGGCCCTGGCCTTGGGGGGACTCGAGCAGACCGGGGGTTTGGGCCTCAAGGTTGGCAATCGTGGGCGGCTTGAGCCCGTGCTGCCGAGGAGGCCGGAGCCCGTGGACGGCAGGAGCTACAGCGTCAAGAGCTTCTCGCTCACAACCGGCAAGCGCGCGGCAGAGACCAAGATGCCAATGCCAGCGCCCACGGCGCTCGACAGGTGCCTGCCGATCTCGTCGCGGGAGGCCGTTGCCCTCCTCGGCGACTGGGTCGACGAGTTCACGGCCCAGCATTGCCTTGCCTGTGCATGGCAAGAATTCCTGCAGGGAAAGCTGGCAAGAAGGAAGGCACACGCCAATGGCGACGAGTAAGTCCCAAACCGATGAACTCGATGTCGAGGGTGCGGAGACCAGGCCGCGGACAGTCGCCGCCCTCCGCGCTGCACTGAAGGCCTATGGTCTCAACCACAAGTGGTCCAGGCTCTGTTGGGTGCTGGCGAAGTTGCCACAACAGGCGTACGTGTTCATCGACCGGCCCGGTGTGCTGAGGGTGCACGGCAAGACGGGCGTGCTGTACGGCTACATCCACATCCGCAGCCAGTCATTTGAGCCCATGCTGGACGTCCGTGCGAAGGCCGCCTGAGGGGGAACGACCATGGCAGAGGTAAGCTGCCGGTACCTGATGCTCCGGGGGAGGCTGCGGATGCCCTATTGCCCAGTGCGGCAGATCAGGAAGCCCACCAGGGAGGACGGATGTGGCACGGACTGCCCGCACTACAAGGAGGGATCGCGCATGCCCGCCCCTTCCGCAAGCGCAGACGATGCAGATGGAGCCGGCGACGACGAGAGCCGGCAGAACGCAGCATAGGGAGGCAGGCCATGCGGCGCGACCCCGACACCGACCGCCAACTGCGGGACCCGAACAGGCTGGGGGAGTTTGAGAGGGCGCCGACAGTGGGACCGAGGCTGCGCGAGGGCCTCACCGACCACGAGTGGCAACGACGCAAGCGCGAGAGGCGCCAGGCAAAGGCGCCAGGCGTTGCCCGCATGCTGACCACGGCCGCCGACGCCGTCAAGGCCGCCAAACGCCTGGCGAAGACGGCCGACAAGCTGGCCGACCGAGTGGACACGATCCTGGGTATCCGCGCCGGTGACCTACTGTCGTCACGGGAGTCCCAGAGCGGCTTTGAGCGCGACCAGGGCATTCCCGGTGACGGCATGGCACAGCGGCTCATGAACCTCTGCTTGGCCGTCAACATTGCGGAGAAGGCCCTTCGCAGGGCCTTGGAAGCCGACGAACGAGGGTGGCCGGATGATGATGACGAGGCGCCCGGTGTTGACAAGGCCGCGTAACTGGGTATAATCCCCGCAGCCTGAGCTATCATCGTGCCTACCCGGTTACCGGCGTGGGCACGTTGTAGTTCTGCCCGCAACCCCGCGGGCGCCGTCACGGACCGTAGCCGTATACACGGGACGCCTCCACATTGCCCACCGCACCGGGCAGCCGTCAGCCGTTCCTCCTCGACCCCGCCCTTCGCCGGGCGGGGCGCATACCCAGCCACCGGTCATCACGGCCGGGGGCTTTGGCAGTTCTGGTGGTGGTGAGCCGATGCCGACACTCCGCGAGATCGCCCGGGGCCTCGAGGAACTCGTCGCCGAAGTCGACGCCATCCTCGACGAGCCCGATGAGAGCCCGCCGTCTGTCAGCGTCCCCGCCGAGTATGAGGCTTGCCTCACCGGAGACCACGAGCTCGTCCCCCGAACACGCGAGGAACTCTCGGCGGAGCGTCACCAGCACGAGATCGAGCTTCTGATGCGCAATCGCCGCCGCGACAGCATGGACTGACTGCAATGGGAAAGGCCGACGACGCGAAGACAGACTGGGAGGGCCTGAAGGTCCAGTTCGGCCAGTGCGACATGACGCTGAAGGACTTCGCGACCTCGCAGGGGCTCTCCCTGAGCACGCTGAGGCGTCACGCGGGCGCCGAGCACTGGCTGGACTACCGCGAGGACGTCCGCAGGCAGGCGGCGGCCATCGCTGCCGAGCAGGCTCCCGAAGAGCGCGCGAAGCGTCTGCTGGAGCAGCAGGTGGAGCTCGACAACAAAGTCCATGCGACGCTCTTGGCCCAGCTTGACGCCATCGGTGGCGCCAAAGACCCCATCGGACGCAAGACCGAGGCCATCACCTTCGGGATCATGATGGACAAGCGCCACCAGGAGCTCAGCCGGCAGATCGTGAGCACTGCCGAGGAGGGCGTGGTGGAGGAAACCTACTCTCGCCGCAAGCTCATCCTGAGCCACTACAAGGACCCGGACGAACAGTGACCGACGAGGAACTCCTGGCGGCACACGGCCGGGCGCAAAGCGCCATCTGCAAGTTCCTGGTCGAGAACCTCCTGGACCTTGAGGGCGCAACGGGCGACGAGCAGGCCACCTGGGAAGACTTCCAGCTTGACTACCTGAACCTCTGTCGCAAGGGCAAGCAACCGCCACTAGCCATCACGAAAACCCGGCAGTGCGGTTTCAGCTTTCTCCTCGCCGCCGAGGCGATAGCGCGCGCTGTCCTCGTTCCCGGCAGCCTGACGAACATCGTCTCGATCAACAAAGACGAGGCTGAGGAGAAGATCAGGTACGCCCGGCAGATCAACGAATGCCTGCACCCGGACGTCCGGGTGGCCAAGTGGTCCACCGACAACCGCGGGGAACTCGAGACAACGACCGGCAGCCGTATCCGCAGCCACGCCTGCACCCCTCCCCGCGGCCGTCCGGGAGCAAATCACCGTCTCGACGAGGTGGCGCACTACCAGAAGCCGCAGCTCATCTACAACGCGGCGGTGCCGGGCATCACCCGCAAGGGCTCAATCGTCTGCGGGTCGTCGCCATGGGTCCTCGGGGGCTTCCACTACGAGCTGATGGAAGAGCCCGCGAAGTACCCGGACTACGTGCGCATGTGGGTGCCGTGGTGGCATGTGCGGGGCATGTGCACGGACATCGCCACCGCACGGGAAGCCGCTCCTGGTATGCAGACCCAGGAGCGCGTGGAGCGCTTCGGTAGCGAGCGCCTCATGTTCCTCTATCGGAACATGCCGCTCGAGTCGTTCCAGGTTGAGTTCGAGCTGGCGTATGCCGACGACAACCTCTCGTGGCTCAAGTGGGAGGAGATCGTCGGCTGCACGGGCGACGGCGAGATGAACTACGTCGTCGCCAACAGCTACGATGAGGCGCTACAGGCGTTGCCGAAGCTCCTGGCGCGTCAGGCCAGCGGGCCGGTCTACGCGGGCTACGACGTGGCGCGCAAGTCGGACCTGGCCGTGCTGACGCTCTTGGAACTGGTGGGCGGCGTCTTCGTCTGCTTCGCGATTCTCATCCTGCCCCAGACGCGCTTCGCCGACCAGGAGGCCTTGCTCAAGGACGTCACGCCCATCATCCGCATGGGCTGCATTGACGAGACCGGCATGGGCATGCAGCTTGCCGAAAACCTCCACTCACACAGCATCAAGTGGCGCGGCCTGACCATGACCGCGCCCTCGAAGGCCGAACTGGCGACGGCGATGCGCCAGCAGTTCCAGTCCCAGGCGGTGGTCATTCCCCCAGACCGCGACCTCCAGAGGGACCTGCACAGCGTACGGCGGATCGTCACGGCGGCAAACAACATCGTCTTCAGCGGCGACCGCGACGACGAGCTCGGGCACGCCGACCGCTTCTGGTCGTTGTCATTGGCGATGCACGCGCAGCTCGGCCTGTGGCAGTACCGGGGGCCGATGCCGTCCGACATCAAGCACCCGGTGGGCAGGATCAAGGCGATCAACGCCGACACGGGCGTCGAACAGGAAATCGAGGTTCGGCCCTGGGACCCAGAGGAAGAGCCGCCGATGGACAAGTCTGCGAAAGACGCCCAGGCGGCGGAGCGGAAGGCGTGGCTCGCGCAACGGTTCAGATCGTTCCGGCAGGGCATCGAGGACTGAGCATGGCTTACGAGAAGCGCGGGAACATCCTGGTGCCGACAAGCCTGGTGCCGACAGCCCCCACCGACCTGCGCAGGATGGTGGAGGAAGAGGTCATCAAGGGCCTGTTCGGCGGCCAACGGCCTGTGGGGACGCCTCGCCAGCTTTTGCCCATGCTCTACCGGCAGGGCCTGTACCGTGGTGTCCGCGACATCGAAGGCGCCACGAAGAAGACCTCCGACTTCCTGCGCAAGATGGCCGAGACGCCGCTCGTCAGGGCCATACACTCGGCGATCATCATGGAGGCCGCCACTTACGCGAAGCCCACGATGACGCGGGACGACAAGGGCTTCGAGGTCTACATGGCCGACGAGGCCGGGGCTCCCACGGCAAAAGACCGCAAGCGCATGGAGCAGATCACGGAGATACTCGTCCACGGCGGCGTCCAGTACCGCCGCCAGCAGGACAACGCCGTGGGCGTCTGGAGCGGCGACCAGCAGGAGGAGGGCGACCGCTTCTCCGTCTTGCTGCAGAAGGTACTGAGCGACAGTCTGACGCTGGACTGGTCGTGCATTCGCGTGGAGCCCGCCAATAACGCCAACATGTACCCCGTGGCATTCATGCGCGCGATGGACGCGGCGACGGTGCGATTCGCCGACCAGACACCGAAGCAGCAGTGGAAAGACCAGTGGGGCAATATCCCCGACGTGGGCTACAAGCCCCAGTACCGCCGCGGCAAGCGCGTAGAGTTCGTCGAACTCGACGAACTGAACCGGCCGGCAAATGAGTACACGTGGGACGAGGTCCTGCCACTCGTGCGCAATGGCAAGGCCGACCTCGCGCACGCTGGGTACGGCTGGCCGGAACTCGCAAGCCTGGTGGAGATCGTGTCGGGGATGATGACGGCCGTCGAACACAACGTTAACTACTTCACCACCAATGCGGTGCCCCCCGGCCTGGTCTCGGCCACGGGCGACTGGAACACCGAGTGGCTCGAGACATTCCTCTGGGAACTGACGAAGCCGGGCTCCGGCAATGACAAGCTCAACCGCCTGCCGGTGCTGTTCGGAGCCCCCGACGCGAAGCTCACGTACACGCCCTTCCGCCAGACAGAGAAGCAGGACATGTACTGGAAGAACTGGCTGTCGTTCCTGATGGCCGTCGCCTGCAGCCTCTACCACGTAGCGGCCGAGGACGTGAACTTCCAGGCATTCCTGACAGTCGGCGGCATGCAGACGGGCACGGGTGGCGACGAGAGGGTCCGGCAGCAACGGTCCAAGGGTTTCTTCTCGATCATGGCGGCGGTTGAAGACCTCATCAACCGCCGCGTCGTCATGCGGTTCTTCGCCGACAGCAGTGGCGTCGGCCCGTACCGCTTCCGCTGGCGCAACCTTGTCCCCACCGACGAGGAGAAGGAGCGCCAGTACGACGAGCAGGACCTGCAGTCGGGCGTTCTGACGGTCAACGAGGTGCGGGCGCGGAGAGACATGCGGCCGATCAAAGACCCCATCGACCGCGAGCTCTATCAGAAGATCGACCGGTATGTCACCGACAACTACCCCGACGTGGCCCGCTACGAGGACCGCTGCAAGGACCTCGTGGAACGCATCTACGAGAACAAGGACGGCAAGTGGGCCATGTGGCCCAACGCGCCGGTGAACGCCGGGCTGCAGATGATCTGGCAGGCGGAACACGAAGCCGACCTGTCGCCGCCTCAAGACGAGGCGCAACAGTGGCAAGACGCCCAGCAGGCGGGGCCGCCCCAGCAGTTCCAGGACATGATGCAGGTCAGGCAGTGGCAGAAGGCGCAGGGCCAGCAGCCGGCGGGCGACGAGGGCGAAGACGAGGACCCCGGCGGTGACGGGGGGCAGGCGCAGCCATTCGGGAAGGCCGTGGGCAAGGTGCTGGAGGTCGTGGTCCGGCCTCGTGGTCGCCGGTGACGGTATTGGCGAGGCTACACGTCCCCCCGGGTGTTGCCGACGAGGCGGCGATTGGCGCCTTCGCCGAAGCGATAGAGAAGGCCCTGAAGGCCCCACTCCCAAAGGGTAAGCGGGGATGGGGGCGCCGGGACTTCGAGGCCCTGAAGCGCAGCTTCCGCGTCCAGGTCCACGCAATCTTCGGCGGCGTCGACGACCTGATCCGCACGGCGACAATCCTGCGCGCCGACGACGGCATGTCGTCGTCCTCACGCTACCACCTTGAGCAGCTCATCAAGCGCACGCACAGGCGGTCGGTCGCGCAGGTCAACGCCCTTCTCGACAGGTCCTACCTGTCGGCCTTCGAGTGTGGGCTGCGCGCCGGCGGCGCAAACACGTCGGAGCGCGGCCTGCTCCCCAACGAGAAGAAGATCGTCCGCCGGCAGAGGCTGAATGAGAACGCCTACGCCGACAATTTCCTGACAGACATCGAGCACAGAGAGGGCTCGATGGAGTACAGGAAGCGCGCGGATCTGTACGTCAACGCCCTTGAGGAGCTCTACTGGCAGGGCTTCGTCTACGCCGACCTCTCGGCGGACAGGTACCTCAAGTGGACGATGAAGGGCAGTGAGACCTGCATCGACTGCTCGTACTTGGCGGGATCGAAGAGCAAGCTGACGGGCAGGTTCCTGCTGACGCCCGGGCAGGTGGAGCAGATCGGGGCCGGTGGCCGGTGGGGGAATGGCGTCTACTCGGCGCGGGAGCTGGCGACGATGGCCGTTACCCCCCAGAGCGGCAAGCTCGCGTGCACGACGCGCTGCCACTGCCGGCTCGTGCCGGTGGAGCGCCCGGAGGGAAAGCCGCGCTTCGGCGAGGCGAGGTTTCCCTTCGAGAGCCTCGAGCACAAGGACTTCACGGGCACGGGGACCGGAGTGGACGGCGGGATTGTAGTGCACCGCCAGGCAAAGCAGAAGCGGCGCAAGGGCTATGCGAAGAAGGCGGCGCGCACCGAGCACCGCCATGCCGGCCGGGAGAAATAGATGCCAAACAACCTCGTGAAGACAGGCTACCGGCGGGCGAAGGGCGTGAAGAAGGGGTTCCTGCTGTCGTTCCGCAAGAGCAGAAACAACTGGGAAGACCAGCCTCGATCTATAGAGAAGGGGAATGAAGGACAGTTTGCGCGGCGCTATGCGCGGCTGCTGGGGACTGTTGATCCCCGCAAGAAGAGCGAGCTAGTCAAGGCGCCCCTAACTGCCAAGAACCGCCGTCGCGAGGAACGCAGCATCGTTCTGGAGGGCGGGTGTGTCATTCGCCGCGACCGGCAGGAGAGAGTGAATCTGCGGGTCGCGAGCGGCGAGGCAGCCTCGTTCGATACCATTCGAAGGGCGTTGAGAGACCGGCAGATCCGTCTGACGCTGGAGCAGAGCGCAACCTCGCCCAGCGCCGAGGATTTGGCCTCGCCTTCCCAGTAGCCAAGTCCACGGTCAAGGCCCACAGCCGCCGGCTGCCGTCGGGGAAGACAGTCCAGGTGCGCGAGCACCGCAGGAAGGGCGACAAGCACGAGAATCCACAGACCGGCTACGACCCGGTGGCAGACTACCAGGCCAATGGCACCCGCTCGCAGGCCTTCAAGGCGTGGTTCGGTGACTGGGAGCACGATCCCGAACACGCCTCCAAGGTCGTCGACCCCGAGACGGGTGAGCCCGAGGCGATGGTCCCGCTTGTACTGTACCACGGGACGCCTCGCGGGGAGTTCGACAGCTTCGACCCCCATTTGATCGGCACCACCAGCGACGCCGGGTTCTACGGTACTGGGTTCTACTTCACCTCCAGTCGTGAGGAAGCGGACCTGTACTCACAGAAGCTGGGCGGCACCCACATGCGCGTCTACGAGTGCTACATCAGCATCAAGCGCCCCTTCGTCATCGACTTCAGGACGCATGAAGGTGCCGCCGAGACCCGCGACCGAGTACGCAGCGTCGGGGCCAGACTCACAGGCGGAGGGTTCATCAACTCGCCAGGAGAGTTCACGGCCTCACTGCGCGCGGCAGGCTACGATGGTGTGATGGCTTGGCGTGACGACAGGGAGAACGTTGAGGTGGTTGCTTTGAAACCCGAGCAGATCAAGGCGGTCGGCAACGTGGGTACCTTCGACCCGCAAGAGGCCAGCATGTACAAGGGACTGAGTCCGGGACCACTACTCGCCTTCCGCAAGACCCCTCGCCCCGCCACCCGGCGGGGCTTTTCAGTTCTGGCGAAGGCTGTCGTGCAGAAGAAGGCCTCTACGCGCCGCACGAAGAGTGGGGAGACTGTCCAGGTCAGGGCCCATGTGGAGCACCGCAAGGACGCGAAGCCCAAGCAGGCCATCGGTCGCGACGGCAAGCCGATATTCTATGGGCCTATGTCCGACAAGCCAGTAACTGAGGATATACCCGGTCTGCGCAGGATGAGTGACAAGCAGATACTGCGCCTGTGGGGAGAGCACCAAGAAGAGGGGTGGAACAAGAAGAGCCTTACCCCCGACCAGTGGCGACGCCATCGCCAGAGGCAGAATCTACTCTACGACGAGATGGCATACCGCGCTATCGGCCCGTTCTGGGGCATAGACGAGGACAACCCCGATCCCGCTAGACCGTCCCGCAAGCGAGATCGGGAGGTGGACCCGGAGCGAGTCGGCAAGTCCCTGGGCACCTGGTGCCGCACGGACGGCGGTGCTCGCGTCCTCCTCCGCGACCTCGAGCCCATCCGCAAGGGGCGCGTCAAGGCCCACACACGCACCGTCGCCGGCAAGACGGTCCAGGTCGCATCCTCATGGCGCAAGGATACCCGAGCACGGCCCAAGAGGCGCAATCCGCATACGGCCACGCAGCGTAATGCCATGATGGCCGACGCGATGGAGAAGAGGCACCCGGAGACAGAGCGCTTCACGCTCAAGAGCCCCAAGAGTGGAGACCTGTTGGTTCGTCGCTTCGGCAATGGCCCCAAGCAGGACTTCGCCATCTACGCCGAGGCCGGCAACCATGTGGCGTCCCTGCGCGTGGAGATCGAGAACGATGGGGCGCACGTCACCGACTCGCTCACGTCGGTTTGGTTTGAGAACATGGATGTGCACCAGAGACTTCTCGGCTGGCTGGTCTCCAGGTATGGCGCCGTGTTCAGCCCCCTGAAGATCACTCGGGATCTTGAAGAACAGTTCCTGAGTATGGGCGACGAGTATGAGGTCACCCCAGAGCGCACCCCAGGCGGCGACGCGCGGTACCGTCTCGAGCGCAAACAGGCGAAGCTCTTCGACGTCGAGCAGGAGCCTCTCGCTGCAGACGAACAGCCGCAGATGAGCCTGTTCCGGTCATTCCGCATGGTCTTCCGCAAGTCTGGAACGCAGAAGGTCCCTGTCAAGGCCAGCACTCGGCGCACCAAGTCCGGTAAGACGACGACCGTGAAGCAACACACGGCAACGAGAAAGAAGGCAGAGCCCAAGCCAGCCCCGGCATCCAGCAAGCCGAGGAAGCGCAAAGCCAGGACACCAGAGGAAGTGGCAGCAAGAAGAGCGGAGTTCCTCGGGCAGACCCGCAAGCAGTTTGCTCAATGGCTCACGGAGAACATCCTCTCCAACCCCAAGGACGAGGACGTCAAGCGGCTTGCCGAGGAGGCGCGCGCCAATGCCCTGAACTCCCGGAGGCCAGTCTCCCCCGGCAACTGGCTTTCCTACGATGAGATGATCGTCAAGGAGCGAGAGCGGGAACAGCAGCGCATCGCTGACAGGAAACGTATTGAGGACGCCAAAGAAGGGAGGTTCGAGTTCGAGCATGGGACGGTGTACTACGGACCGGACCCCAAGGATGTGATTGCCGAGGCAAGGCCCGCGATTGCCATGGCCCAGTTCAAAGGAATGGCTCGCCCCGTCTACATCGTGGGTCAGGAGGTCGGGCTGAAGACAGCAGGGAGAGTGGTCAGAGACGCGGCTGCCAACGGCCGCGCGATACCGTCTACTGCCTACCACCACGACGTCGAGATGAGGATCATCAGAGACAAGGCTTCCGCGGTCAAGCTCTTTCAGGCGATGGCACTGGCCCAGCAGCGGCGAGACGCGGTTCCCGACGATCTGGAGAGGGATTCGGGGCTTACACAGGAGATGCTCCGCATCTACCACGTCGGCAAGTCGACGGCCTCCGGCGCCAAACAGAAGGTCAACGTGAAGGGCTCCACGCGCCGCACGGAGAGCGGCCAGGTGGTGACCGTCCGTCCGCACAGGGCGACGCGCAAGAAAGCCGACGCCGAGCCGGCGAGGACGCAAGCACCGGCTTCCGAGCAGATCGTCGAGATATCCATCGCAAAGGTGCAGCCGGACCCGAACCAGCATCGGAAGCACTTCGCGCAGAGGGAGATGCAGGAGCTAGCGGACAGCATTCGGCAGACCGGCGGCAACGTTACCCCCATCGTGGTCAAGCCGGTCGACGGAGCGGGGAAGGTCCAGTACCAGATCATCGCCGGGGAGCGGCGGTATCGCGCCATCAAGATGAACGGCATGAAGACCATCCGTGCGGTGGTCCGCGAGGGTGTCTCTGACGAGGATGCATTGGCCGAGCAGGTGATCGAGAACCTCAATCGCCAGAATGTCTCGCCCACAGAGGAAGCCACGGCCTACCGCCAGCTCGCGGATGGGGAGATCGCGCGGGCCAAGCGCCGCAAGGAGTGGAGGGGCTCCAACTTCCGAGACTTCGAGGTACAGGACAAGCTCGAAGCCCTTGGCAGGGCCTACGTCGCGAGGAAGACGGGAAAGAAGCGTGACCGAGTCAACTACTACATCGTGCTCAACGACCTCCCGGGTGAGGTCAAGGAGATGGTTGACCGCGGGCACCTGACGCCCGCCCATGCCCACTCCCTGTTACGGCTGGTGGACCCGACCATCGACAGTTCGGTGCGCGACCCGAAGGTCCGCCGCGAGCGAGAGCTGCACATGGTGCGCATGGCCCGCCACGCGCGGGCCAATGGCCTAACGGCCAGCGTTCTCGGCGGAATGGCGACAGAGTACATCCGCGCCAACCAACAGCGTAGCATGTTCGACGACGAGGAGACAACCGGCGGGGAGAAGCAGGTGCGCCGACAGGAGCAGAAGGCGAAGCTGAACCACATCCTCGATGCCGTGCGCGATGTGCTGGAGAAGACTTACAACGAGCGGAAGGCAGAGTTCACGGTGGACGCCTTCACCCCCACCGACTTGGAGGTAGCACTCGCCCAGATCGACGGCGCCCTATCCACGTTCGAGGAACTCAGGGACACCGTTGAGCGACGGTTGCTGGCCCACGAGGCTATCGAGGCGACGAAGCGCCGGGTGCTGCGACGGCCTGTCTTCGATGACGAGCAAGATGAGCCGGAGGTCGCACCGCAGACGACGTCCTTGTTCTGACCACGCCGAGGGATTGCGCCATGGGTAGCTTCTTGCTGCGCTTCACCAAGTCGGATGGCCCCACGCAGAAGGTCCCTGTGCGCGCGAGGACCCGGCACCTTGCGTCGGGGAAAGTGGTCACGCAGCGCGCTCACACCGAGACGCGCAAGAAGGCCGCGCCGAAGCCCAAGGCCGACACGAAGCCAAGCGCAGAGAAGGCCTTGGCCAAGCCCCGGGCCAGCCTGAAGGCAGCGAGCCCCGTTGAGGCCCCGAAGCCAGCGAAGGTCTGGATCAACGAAGACGACCTGCCCAAGCTTCAGGCCAAGATCAACGACCTCAACAAGAGGGCTAAGCGCATCGGCACCGACCCCATCACGCTCGAACTGGGAGAGACGAAGAAGGTCAAACTGCAGACCCGCTTTGTTGAAGACCTGTGGCGCGGTCTTGTCGAGGTGACTGTCAATGGGCCAGAGCCTCGCTATGCAGACTGGCAGTTCGTAGCGGCCCTCAAGCCGCTGACCTCCGGCAACATGGTCTTCGCAATCGGAGACCAGGAAATACCCCGCAAGTACCGCAAGGCCGACATGACCTGCGACCACTGCGGCACGAAGCGCAAGCGCAATGCCACCTACATCATCCGCAGTACAGAGACAGGGGAGTACAAGCAGGTCGGCAGATCGTGCCTCAAGGACTTCATGGGTCACGGGGACCCCGCCAGGTTTGCCGACTTCCTCGCTGCCATCGCTGAGTTCGTCAAAGAAGTGGAGGACTGGGGTGACGACGGCGACACAGCGTATTGGGACAATGATGAGCTTCCGGCAAACAAGTACTTCAGCATCGAGAAGTACCTGGGGTATGTCGTGGCCAGCATAGAAAGACATGGGTGGACATCGCGCGCAGAGGCGCAGTTCGGCGACTACGCGACGGCGGACGCCGCCGCTGATTGGATGTTCCCCCCTAAGCACCAACGTACAGAGCCTGTGCCCGAGAAGGCGCTCAGGAAGGCGAAGGCGGCACTCTCCTGGATACGCAAGAAGCCCGAGAAGTGGGCGAATACCAACTACCTGATGAACCTGCGCCTGCTGTGCAAGGAGGACGTCATCGGTGCCGATGAGATCGGCATAGCGGCGTCCCTAATCCCCCTGTACGACCGGGAGAAGGAGAGCGAGCGGCGCGCGAAGGACATCGCGGCTGGCAAGGGATCACAGCATGTGGGCGCCATCGGCGAACGCCGTGACTTCAAGCTGAAGATCACCAGCGTGAAGCCCTACGACGGCAACTACGGCATCGTCTACATCACGAAGCTCCTCGATGACGACGGCAATGAGTTCACGTGGTTTGCCAGCAACGAGCCCGGCGAGGAGGGGAAGACCTACAACATCACGGCCACGATCAAGAAGCACGACGAGTTCCGGGGCGTCCCGCAGACACACATCACGCGCGGGAAGGTCAAGGGTCTTGCCAAGAGCTTCGCGTTGGCCTTGAGGAAGGCTGTCAAGGACGGAGGACCCACTCAGAAGGTGACGGTCAAGACCCGTGCCTTGCGGCAGAAGACCGGCAAGGTCGTCGTGCAACCAGCACACACAGAGACGAGGAAGAAGGCGGCGCCGAAGGCAGACGCCGTCAAGGTCCGCAACACAGCCGGGCTCACGCAGCGGCAGATGGATCGCATCCACAAGCTGCTCGAGTCCGGGCAAGCGGAGATCACAAAGCCCGGCGCCAAGTACCTCGTGCGCGTGCGGCCCGAGGGGCAGTCACGCTACTCTCGCCTGGGCGAGTTCGCGAGCATGGCCGACGCCCTCAATGCCTTAGCAGAGCGCATGGCCGTCAAAGCCACGGGCAAGTCGGAGCGGACCTACAAGGACGTTGGCGAGAAGATCGGCGGCGCCCGCAAGGACATCGCCAATGCCCGAGATCGCTTCGCCAACAACCCGACTGAGGCTAACCTCAAGAAGCTGGAATCCGAGGACCCCGACGCAGCGCGACGCACCTGCAACCGCGCCACGATCTGGCCGGCGCCAACCGTGGAGAGCATGCGTGCAGCCGGGCGGTCGAACGTGTTCATCATGGGCGCCATGACTGTCTATAGCTGCATACCCGCGAAGTTCGACTCTTTGTCGGCTTCCGACCGGCTCAACTACTTCCGCGCGGTCACGATGCTACGCGACTTCGTGGAGGGGGCCACGTCCAGCAAGGAGCTGAGGGAGCGCCTGGAGGGCATCTCCCAGGAACTGAGGGCAACCTCGAAATGGGTCCATTACGAGAAGTGGAAAGCGGCTGGGGCGCAGTTCATCAAGGAGCCTCCTCCGCCACCGACTGAATACCAAGTCGCTCTGGCCACGGCCCTAGTCCATACCCCCGTCCTGCTGAAGTGGCTGGACGGCAAGGCTAAGCGGGACCTGACCTTCTACAGTTGGAAACACACCTACGTGTCGGCAGAAGACGGTCAGGACTTCCACGCCTACGGCACGATAGACGGCAAGCACCGCCAGCTCACCCCCGAGGAAGCTGCGGCACGAGCCGAGGAATGGGCGGGGAAGGTTGTCGACGGGAAGTTCGTGCCCAAGCAGCGCACGAAGTCGGCTGAGGAGGTCACCGAGACCCAGCAGCGATGGGAGCGCACAGTACCCACGGGGTATGAGCGCAAGGGCGGCAAGGCCATCCACATTCGCCGCCCCGATGACTACCTCAAGCGGTTTGGCCTGCGAGGGGTCGAGTTCGGGAACTGGATGGACCATGATGCTTCCCGTATCCATGTAGACCGGTGTGCAGAGGCCTTCCAGGACATGGCCGATCTGCTGGGAATCTCCGCCACTGACCTCTCATTGAACGGCCGGCTAGCCCTGGCGTTCGGGGCCCGCGGGACCGGCAAAGCCGCTGCGCACTATGAGCCGGGAAAGGTCGTCATCAACCTCACGAAGATGGGTGGTGCGGGGACCCTCGGCCATGAGTGGGCCCACTTCTTCGACCACATTGTGGGCCAGTTCGAGACTGGGACCAATGGACAGTACCTCTCGCATTCCCGGGGCGCGACGCCTGTGCTCGATGCCTGCGGCAAGGTCATGAAGCTGATCTACCACGGTACCGGTCGCGTTGAACTCAAGCCGACAGATGCCGAGGTTCCAGAGAAGCACGGGACCTACGACTACTACCTGAAGAGTGCTGGCAACAATGCCCAGGCCGCCGTCGATCTCATCGACAAACGCTACCGCTTCACCGATGAGGCACGGCAGCAGATGGTGAACTACATCTGCAAGAAGACCAAGGCCAAGTCCGTCACGGTGTCCAGCTCTGACTCGCAGTTCTACTCCGCATCAATCATCCAACAGGGCGGGAAGGCAAAGGGCTACTGGACCCGGCCCCACGAGATGTTCGCCCGGGCCTTTGAGACCTACCTGCTAGACCTGATGAAAGAGAAGCGCAGGGAGAACAACTACCTAGTATACGTAGGGAAGGACAGTGACGCGGAACTGCGACCTTACCCGAGGGGTGAGGAACGCAAGCTGCTGAAGGCCGCGTTCGACGAGCTGTTCGCGGCCGTGCGGGCCGGCGACACGCTGCAGAAGGCCCTGTCGGCCCTGCAGAAGGCCACCGACACCACCTCGGTCCGCGGCAGCACTCAGCGAACCAGGACTGGCGTGCGCGTCCAGCCAGCGTATCGCGCGCAGCGGTCAAAGGCCGTCGCGAAGGTCACGACCCCGAAGGGTAATGTGCAGTACCAGTACGACGAGGAGACGCTCGCGGCGGCCAAGGCCGAGAAGTTCCGGCGCGTCGCACACCTCGCGAAGCAGCTACCCCGCATCGTCGAGGCCGTCAAGTCCGATCTGGCGCAGGGGGACACCCCCCAGAGCAAGGTCGTGGCTGCCATCGTCGCACTGATCGACCGCTGCTGCTTTCGTATCGGCACCGATGAGTACGCGGAGAAGCACGGCACCTACGGCGTGACGACCCTGAGCCCCGAGCATGTGACCGTGGATGGCGCCACGATCCGCTTCCAGTTCACGGGCAAGAAGCAGGTGCCATGGGATACGGCAACCACCGACCCTGACCTCGCGGACTTCATCGCCCACCTCGCAAGCGACGCGCCGGGTGACCGTCTGTTCTGGTACCACCGGGATGGCCGTCAGTACCCGATCCGCGCCAACCACGTCAACGACTGGCTCCGAGACTACGGGGTCTCGGCCAAGGACTTCCGCACCTACCACGCGACGCGCCTGTGCTTCGAGGAGCTCAAGCGCCTCAGCAGCCGGCAGCCCCTGGCCAAGAAGGAGATCAAGCAGCGAGTGAAGCAGGCTGTCGCCGCCACCGCCGAACGCCTCGGGCACACACCCGCCGTCTGCCGCCAGAGCTACATCCTGCCCGCGGTGATAGACGACTTCGAGGCCAACGGCGGCCGCCTGTCCATCGACCCCTGGAAGACCGCCAGGAACATGGGCAAGAGCTTCTTGCTGGCCTTCGGGGGGAATGCACAGTGAGCGAACGCGATCTACTCGGCCTGACGGCCAGCGACCGGCAGTTCATCAAATACCTCGTCGGCCTGGGGAAGGCCACGGGTCTGCTGCCGGAGCAGGTGAGGAAGGGGCGACCGGCTATCCCGCGCCGTGTCCGCAAGGCCGCCCGCTTCTGCGAGACGATAGCCGACACCTACGGCGTGTACGTCCCCAACGAGCCCATGCCGGAACGACTGCTCAAGGCCGACCCCATCAAGAAAGTCAAGCCTCACTTCACGAACACCGAGATCCGCGAGATGGGCTTGAAGTGGGTCACCGTACACCCGAACAACGCCGAACCCGGCAAGCCGGTGCTTGTGCAGGACCTGGGTGATGAGTACGTAGTCGTCGGGGGCGCCGGCGGCAGCATGAACTTCACCCGCTTCAAGAAGGACAATAAGGACGCGGACGAAGCAAAGAAGGACCGTAAGAAGAGGAAGAAGCCGGAGCTGTCGGAAGAGGAGCGGGCGAAGCAGGAGGCCAAGCTCGCCGAGGCCACCGATCAGACAAAGAAGGCGAAGCGTGAACTGCGGGAGCGAGTCAGCGAGATCATTGGCGGCGTTCCCGACATCAGCGAGGACGAGCGCAAGGAGCTGGAGGCCAAGGCGATAGCGGAAGCAAAGCGCCTGAACACCAGCGAGGCGGGCCAGAAGGACTTCGTCCAGCAGGCACTCAAACAGCACGAGCAACGCCGCAAGGAAGCGGCGGACAAGGCCATCGACGACGCCATCTCCCAGGTCAACGAGGCGGCCGGCATCGAGGCGCTGACCGGCCAGCCCGCCGAGCCCCCCACCGTCTCCGCCGCAGGAGACGGCAAGTCCAAGCCGGCCAAGCTGCCGTTGACCCCCGAGCAGTTCACGGAGATCAAGAGCCTTGTAGCTGAGGAGGCCAACGCCATCGGCCACGAGCGCAGCCTGAAGCGCGCGCTGAACAAGGGTGGGGAAGCCGCGGCCCGCGCGCTGGAGCTGCACTACAAGCCGCTGTCGGCGGAAGAGCAGTCGCAGTACTTCGCGGACCGGCACCTGGAGGCCGAGAAGATCAGGGCGAACAAGGCGCTCCTGGACGCCACGAGCGACCCCAATAGCGCCATGACCAAGCACGTCCTGCAGGGGGCCGCCGACGCCGGGGCGGGCCTTGCCGCCGCGGCCTGCGGCAGTACGGTCCTCGACTCGAAGACTGCACAGGAGCTGGGTACCGCGGGCGCCGCACAGGTGATCGCCCAGTACATCGCGGAGAAGACGGGTTCGCCCGACAAGGCGGCCGCGGCCCTCCGGGAGTTCATCGGCACCCAAAGCGCCGCCACAGCGGGGGCGGCGGTGAAGGCCAGCATGGAACTGGCAGACCGCGCCGACGCCATGATCGAGGCCGCCAAAGGCCAGGGGCTACTGAACGCCGCGCAGGCGAATGCCAAGGTCCTGCAGTATCGAAACGAAGCCGACCGCATCCTCGGCCGCGCACTGGGCAGTCTCGAGACCGCCGCCCAGGTGGCCCTGCACCTGGAGCGCGGAACACCGGCGAAGCTCGTTGTCCCCGGGCGGTCATCGGAGGCCGGAACGCGGGACAAGGCCCGCGAGCTCGGGCTTGTCAACACCGCCGACCGCCTCACGCACAGCGTTCGCAAGGGCGAAAGCGGCTGGGAGCTGCACATCACGCCCGAGGGTATTCGCGACCTGTACCACGAGCAGGACATCGAGCAATACCAGGCCGACGCCGAGGTGCAGGAGATCAAGCGCCGGTCGTGGGACGAAGGCTGGGAGGACGAGCAGGGCAATCCGTGGTCGGTGGAGGGCCAAAGCGACGACATCATCCTCCAGCCCCACCAGCAAGGGAACATCAAGCTCTGGGACCGGCAGAAGAACATCCTCGTCACGGACGAAGCGGGGTCGGGCAAGACAGCCGTCGCCTTGTGTGGTATCAGCCACCTGGCCGCGCAGGGCAAGGTCAAGAAGGCGCTGGTCGTAGTGCCGGCGACCGTTGGCGCCCAGTTCGGCGACGAGATCAAGAAGTTCCTAGCTCCCGAGCACCAAGGGAACTACGTCATTGCCTCCGGCATGAGCAAAGAGAAGAGGAACGCCGCCTACGCCGGTGACCAGCTCATCACGGTCATCACCCATGACGCCCTCCGCAATGACTTCGAGGCCATCAAGGCCGCGGGCTTTGACTGCATGGCCGTCGACGAGGCGCACTACTTCACGACCCGCGGCAAAGCCAACGACACGAAGGGCAGCCTAAGATCGCAGAAGGCCCGCGAGCTAGACATGCCTTACAAGATGCTCATGAGCGTGGCCGGTGACTCGGTGCTCCATGTTCGATGGCCGGACGGCACCCACGAAGTCATCAGCATCGAGGACATGGCATCCAGATTCGGTATGCGTCACGACCAGATCATCGAGGATGACCTGTGCGAGGTCCGCTCCTATGACCCTGCCACCCAGGCCATGTGTTGGGCTCCCGTCTACGCGATCCAGAAGTACGCTTGCAGGAAGCGCACGTTCAGAATCAGCACCCGCTACGGGCACTCGATCACAGTCACTGAAGACCACTCGGTCTATGTGGTTCGTGGCCGTGATGTGCTTCTGGTCAACGGATCGGATGTGCAGAAGGGCGACAAGCTGCTACTGGACACGTCAATGGATGACGAGGGAGTCTCCTGCTTGGACCTGAGGGAGCATCTGCCTCACGAGAAGTACACGGCCTATGGTGACTACGCAGATGCGATCAATGCTCACGAGAAGGGTTGGAGGCGGTACAACTACCTGAACCAGAGCCCGGCGGGTCCGTACCTCCCGTTGTCTAGAGCCTCCGATCTAGCCCCGCAGATCATCCCGGGGCGCGTTGCGTCAACTCGCGGCAAAGGGAACCACTCGGCTCGGTGCATAGTCCCGGTGACTGCTATCGCCTACCTGGTTGGATTGGTCGCTGGCGATGGATGGATAGGCAAGGACCGGCGCCTTGGTATTGCTGTGGCCACCAAGGACATCCAGGACGCCACGCAGTACCTGGATGGGCTCAAGGAGCACTTTGACCTCTCATATGACACTCGACCATTCCGGGGTTGCGTGAACATCAGGATCAGTAGCCGGCCACTTGGCGACCTTTTCTGGGGATGGTTTGGCGGGCAGCGCGCGCATACCAAGCGGCTTCCTCCAGAGGTCTTCTCGTGGAGCAATGAGGCTAAGTCGCTGGTTCTCCGCGGGCTGGCTGATAGCGATGGACACTACGAGGAACGCGAACCCGGAGCAATCACCTACACGACGACCAGCAAGATGCTAACATGGGACATCAGGGAACTCCTCAAGGCATTTGGTCAGTACGGTCGGTACTACGAGAGCAGACACGGAGAAGACGCGCGCCCAGCGTTCCGCAACCACCGGCCATCGCACAGGCTTGTCTTCCATTTGCCATGTGCTGGCGACCGACAGCAGAACCGCGTCGAACGGTCGCGAGAGCGAAGACAAGCGGCGATAGATCATATCGAGAGTGGGGGGACACAGAAGACTGCCGCTGAGCTGCTCGGGATCAGTCAGGCCACGGTGAGCTATCTCCTGTGCACGTCATCTCCTGTACAGGGGGCCATTGCCGTCCCCGTCAGAGAGATCGAGGAATGTCATGAGACAACGGTCTATGACCTGTCAGTTCGGCACTCAGAGACTTTCGTCGCCAACGGTCTGGTTGTGCATAACACCGGCACGCCGGTGAAGAACGACTTGAGCGAGCTGCACTCGCTGGCCGACTGGCTGCAGCCCGGGTGTCTCGGCACGCGCAAGGAATTCATGGCCCGCTACGGCAAGCTGGCCACCAGCCGCGGCATGTTTGACGAGGGCCTCAAGCGCTCCCTGCAGCAGCGGCTGTCAGGGGTAGCCACGGGTATCACACTGAGCATCGAGAAGGACGAGGGCGGGAAGACGGTCTTTGAGCTGCGGCCGGGGAAGGCCGGCGCCGAGCCTATCCGCTGCCGGGAGCACACACTCACCGCCGACCTGAGCCCACAGCAGGCCGAGGCCTACCGGACGACGGAGAAGGCCTACCTCGACGCCCGCAAGGCCGGCCAGAAGGTCAACCCACTGGCGCGCGACCAGGAGCACAAGCGCACCGTCAACAACCTCGAGACCACCGACCACCCGAAGGTCGGGCTCTTGCGGGACGCACTGGCGAACCACCCCGGGGAGCGGGCGGTGATCTTTGCCCACAACGGCTACTCCCACAAGACCATCATTGACGGCCTCGGCCTGCAAGAGGGGGAGTACGCAGTCATCGACGCCAGCGTGCCATCGGCCAAGCGCAATGCCATCGCCAAGCAGCTTGCCGACCCGAACTCGCCGATCAAGCACGTGATCTGCAGTGACGCCGCGAACTTCGGGCTGAACATGCAGGGCGCCAGTGTCCTCGTCAACTGGGACGCCACGGATACCTACGCCTGCCACCGACAGCGCATCGCCAGAGAATTCCGCAACGGGCAGACGCGGGACGTGACCGTCTACAACATACGGACGAACACGCCCTACGAGAAGACGGCCCAGGAGCGCATCGAGAGCAAGAAGAAGCAACAGGACCTTACGCAGTCCCTTGTCGCTCTCGATGAGTCTGGGCTCTACAGCATCTTCGCCGAACATCTGGGGGGAGCCTAGTGGCAACTGCAGACCTGAAAGGCGTTCCTCAGCGGCTCCATCAGGAACTCGCCAGGCATGCGGCGCTGGCTGAGCGCGCAACGCAGAACCTGCAGCAGATCGCGAAGGACGGCGCCGCCAAGGCCGCCAAGGCCCGGGCACTCATGAAGAAACTCGAGCCCGTCCTGCAGAAGTGGGTGGACGCCGGCATGCCAGACGACGAGCGCATGGAACGCTATGCTCGCATCTACAAGCGCGCCGTCGAGACGGTGGGCGACGCCGAGCTCGGGCAGTTGAGGGCGGAGAAGGCGCTCGGCGACGCCGAGCAGTAGACATAACAGCACACGACCGACTGAAAGCCCCGCCTACCCAGGCGGGGCTTTCTCGATTCCGGGGTAGGTGAGACCCATGCCCAGTACGGCCTTCCGGCTGATTGTTCCCATCATCAAGTCCATGCCAGACATGGATACCGGGGAGCTGAGGCACCACGGCATTGCCAGCGACGAGAGCCTGGACCTCGAAGCCGACAGCATCTCGCAGCAGTTGCTGATGAAGAGCTACCCGTACCTCAGCCGCTACGGCAAGTTCAACTGGGACCATCGCCCGGAAGACATCGGCGAGGTCCTGGGCGTGGAGTATGTCACGCCCCAGCAGGCGGCGGAACGCTTCGACACCCGCATCGAGAAGGGCGGCACCGCCGTCTGGGGCACCGTCTATCCGCTGCTAGAAGGAGAGGACAACCACCAGGACCTCGTCATCGCCCACAGGCGGTTCCGCAGCAGAGCCCGCCTGGGCTACTCCCTGGACGGCATTGCTATGCGGAAGAGCACAGGCGAGCTCGACAGCATGTTTGTCAACCGCATCGCCATCACACCCCAGCCTGTCAACGCCAACTCCGTCTGCCGCCTCATCACCAAGAGCATCTCCGCGGCCTTGGAGCAGATCGGCATCTCCGACGAGGCCCTGCCGGAGATGCTGCAAGACCTTCCGCAGGAGCCGGAGATCCTCATCGCCCCCGGTCTACCGCAGACAGTGGAGAACGACAGGGTCACGGTCAGCAAGGCGCTGTTCGAGGCGCTGGGCAGGGCGGCATTCGGTCCCCGCAATGCCCCGCCCTCGGGTCGGTTGCGCCAAGCACTGCACGAGAACGGGTGGTTGTGATGGCGAGCGTGCTCAAGTCCATGTTCGCCGCCGGCACGGGGGTAGACGCCGCCGAGTTCACCGGTGGGCGCGCCACACAGACGGAGACCGGCAAGCGCCGGCGACGCAGACGCCGTGGGCGGTCGGCACTTGCCGCGTATGCAAGGCGAAGGGAGGGCCGGAAGCCCGAGGACGATTGAGCTGGCGCGGGGGATGACGGCGTGGAGGGTGCTGAGGCCGATGAGTTGGGAAATCAACCCCCATGGAGGGATAGGACCATGAGTCTGCTTGACAAGCTGCTGAAGGGCATCGGCATGAAGCCGCATCAGATCGACGCCATGGGTGACGAGGAGAGGGAGATACTCGAGAAAGCCATCCCGAGCAACTTCACGCCCGAGGACATGGCGGGACTCGTCGACGACGAGGATGCAATGAACGCTCTGGACGCCGGGGATGAGCAGGGGTTCAAGTCGGCACTCTCGAGGTTCGTGAAGAGCAGGAGCAAGGACGACGACGACGACGACGACGA